CACCCTTAAGATCTTTTTCGTTCGGTTTAGCGATTTTCATAACTCGGCCCTATTTCCATTTCCATATTTTTCTACCCAGAAAGCCCCAATAAAGGGGCTGAATTTGCGCGGCGTCTACCAGCATCCTGCTGATACCCGGTGCCGCAAACCGGAGGCGGGTGCCTTATTCTTTGCCTAGCGCCTTCTCAAACACTGAGAACATATTCTCAAGTTCTTCTGCTTCAGCTTCGATTTTTGATAATCGTTTTTCCGCAATAACTAAAAACTCACTTGGTGAAATTAGAGTTTTTAGTTCAACTCTGCATTGATTGTCTCCGCATCTATCAAAAACTCTGACGTTGCTATCCATGCGTAAGCGCTCATCGCCATGATAAGCTTCAAGCCTTTCTTTTAATTTGGTGAGATCTGAAATCTCATTTTTTAACTGCTTTAAGATCTCGATCTTTTTTTCTAGCGTTTTCATCTGGGAGTTCCTTTATTTATTGCCCGATTCAGGACCGTTTTTTTCACGCTGAATACGCTGGTAAATCTCTTCACGGTGAACTGAAGTATCCTTAGGTGCGTTGATACCAATACGCACCTGATTGCCTTTCACACCTAAGACAGTGACGGTAATTTCATCGCCAATCATCAGTGTTTCGCCTACACGGCGGGTTAAAATAAGCATCTTGTTTACTCCATTCCTAAGTTAGATTTAATTTCTTTAACTGCGGCCCAAGCGAACCCAATATGTTCAATCTCAAACATTCCGAAGTGACACTGGTTACGATCAATTCCCATAGTCTTTGATAGCAATGTGTACGCTTCAGTACGAGTCATGTGACCGTCTTTAAATATTGCTTCGAACTTGTCCTTTACCGATCTTCGTGCTCTACGAAGCTCTTCATTTGCTAGCGTGCCTAGTGGGATATTTGTGAACGGGTGCATTCCCACTCGTGCATCACAAGGCACACAACGATACAACCAAGGCCAATCTCCGTAGACCTTCCCGTAAACAACCATGTGGTCCTGAATGCGAATTTCACCGCCGCAGTAGCGGCATTCAGTGGGGGCCGGTTGTGAATCCTTCACGCGCGCAGTGGCGCGTCGTGAAGGGTTCCATGGGGTGACAGTTTTGCGCTCTTCCATGAGAGAACTCCCTAAGCAGCTTGGTCTAAGCTGGTGTAGCCACCAACCAACACAATCAATTGATTGCACGTTGACTCATTCAATCCGCGCTCATGGCAGAACTGAGTTAGAGCATCGAACAGCGTCACTTGATCTCTACCTTGCGCAGCTGCTTTCATTGCAGCTCCGGTTGTAACTGGTATGCCCGCGAGAGGGTTGCCAGAAGCTTCACAAGCCGGAGCTTGATACTCTGTTTCTGCTGATTGTTGCACTTGACTGATATCGTCTTGATACGATTCTGACGTGGCCGTGCTGCTTGCGGTAGAAGTCATAAACGACTCTACTTGTTCAGCTTGTTTCAGCATGGCGTCGAGTTGATTAAGCACAGTAGTTCTGGCTTGTTCTGCTTCTTGCGTAAGTTGGCCAAACTCTTCTTCATTAATTTCGGCGCAAGCAACAGAGTTGATTTTTTTAGCGATTGCGGTTGAATCTTTTCCCAGCAAGTCCATGGGAATCATTCGCAATGCATTGACACGCTCAGTCGCAATTCGCAGCTTTTCAGATTTATCAGATTCCTCTTTCAGTCGCTCAGTTTCGACTTGCTTAATGAGCATGTCTGAAAGCTTGGCTTTGACGTCGTCGATAACATCAATGACTTCGTGAACTAGATCTTTGTGAAATGATGAAGGATTGATATTTCCGATGGCATCAATCATCCCGCTGATTTGATCTGACGTTGATTTCAATGCCTCAGCTTCATATTGCTTTATGCTTTCGATTTGACTGCGCTGTTCTGCAAGTAATTTTTCAAGTTTCAGTTTTTCTTCTTCGGCTTTTTTCTTACGCTTCGCGTCTTCTTCTTCAAAAGGCCCGACAATCACGGCGTAAATTTCTTCCACTTCTGTCATAAGACCGCCAGCGTATTCTTTGAGGTCGTTAGAAACCCCAAGGCGACGTTTATTTATCGCTTCAGTTAGCTTGTTTCGCTCGGTTCGAGTTTTGCGCGCGTCTTTAAAAGCCTGTTCGTTAGTCATGTCTACGACGAGATCCGCCGGGTATTTTTTACGCAACTCTTCGAGTCCGTCTTGTGTAAGCTGGCCCTTGAAAACAAGTTCTCTTACTTCGTTAAAGCTATCAGTCTTTGTCATGTGGATTCTCCAGTTTATTGGTACGTTCTTTTACTGCTTTTTGCAGTGTTTCTATTAGTATGCCTTTATCAAAAAACTGACCCGCGCATCGTTCAGTTAGCTTGCTACCAATGTGCGCTCCAAGGGATTGAATTGCTCCGTTGTCAGGTACCCGGTCTAAGTTTTTGATCTGCTCATCAAGCCATTCTTTAGTATCATTGAAGTTTTTATTTACAGAATCTCGAGCCTCATCCTCCAGACGATCCAAGGTCGCTTGCTTGCTTGCTTCAAAAGCCTTCAGCTCATTTGTTTTTCCAAATGAACTTGCCCAGCGGTAAGCGTCATTAAACGCGTCTTTAAGCTCCGGTAAGCTTTTAGCTGCAATAATTGCGTTATCAAATCGATCTGAATTCATGTTGGGTAGCGCCCACTCAGGTAGTTTTGGCGCTTGCCAGTCCACACCGAATTTTTGATTGCTTGATTTGTCTGTAACCTTTGCAAAATTATGAAATGCGTTCGCTCGGCTATTGCATAAAACACAAGATGCAAATACAGCTTCTAAGTGATACAGGTAGCGTCCGATTCCCAAAAGGGCACCGGCTCGCTTTAAAGCACCTGAGGCACCGCCCTTAAGAGGTTCAATATCCGTCTTTGGCGCAACGTCTTGTTTTTTAATCCAGCGGCCATCGACGAATATTGATAGGGTGCATATAAAGCCGTCTAAGTTTTTAGTTTCTTCTTGAGCTACTTCCCAACCGAACGGAGTGAAGACCTCATCAAGGCGCTGCTGAATAGCGCGGCTAGTGATATACGGGATAACGATCATCCACGGCTTGCCGTTGGTAATTCCCGCTTGCTGTGTGCGCCATTCAATATCATTGGGATCAAATGGCTCTTGAAGACGCAACATAAGTTCTTTGTTGGTGCCAGAATTCATGCCGCTACCTCAGTCTTCGCAGTTGCTGTTTCGAATCGGCGCTGTATTAATCCGCTCAATCCAGTGTGAGTTTTTGCGCACAGCTCTTCGACCTGACCGTTTTTGTGACGAATTTTTGTCACCCATAATTTCAGCTTGGGCTGATACTTCGACGGAGAAGCTAGAACCATCGGCCATAGTCCGCTTGGGTTTGCTTTTGTTGGCGCTAGCTTCACTATCCGAGTTAGAGACTTGCTGCGGAAATATTCGATTGAATTGTTCATTGAAAATATCCTTTTTCACAGGTGGTAATCTCGGTCCATTTCGCGTTGCTGAAGCAGGTAATCAGCATGCTGCTCAGCCCGGTTTTGATGCTCTGCTTCAATCACAGATTCGAGATTTTTAGCCGCGTATTTCAACAAATGCGGATAAATAACATCGTCAGAAATTTGCGTGGCACGATTTTGAAAAGGGCCGCCAATCGCAACAAGTTTTGAGAGTTCAGTCATGGCATCGCAAAACTCAACGCTGTAACCCGCTGCCCAATTTGCGAAAGCCTCGTAGTTGATTTGGGATATAACATCACCGTTAATAGCGGGGATGAACTCGTTGCTTTCTAGCTCTAGGATTTCCTGAGCTAGCGATTCTGCGCTTGCTTGGCTGAGTATTAATGGCATGTCCGTCTCCGTTCCTGAGTCGTTGTTAAGTTATCTTGATTTGATGAATGTAAGATAACTTGATTTGATCGTCAAGTATGAAATCAAGAAAAATTGATTTTATTTTTGCAGGTAGGACTTAAAGGACTTGGTGCTTTGCTGAAGCGGAGGTATCAGATAGCGGGGAAGTAGGGAGGAACGTGTATTAAGGTAGCAGCCAGGACATTACTATGCCTACGACTTTACCGATGCAGATCGCGTCAGACAAAGGTATCGACTCCCAACCAGGTGATTGGTTGGCAAACTGCAGCATCCTGCCTCTTATGGTCTCAGTTACGCGAGCAAGTGTTACTTCGCCATTGACTTCAAAAAGCCAAACGCTTTGCCCAGGTGTGCAGTTGCGCTCTGCAGGATCAATGATCACGACATCGCCGGGGCTAACCATTGGAGCCATACCTGTTGTTGTCTCTGTATAGATAATAGAGCCGGGCGGGGCACGAAAGCCTAGCGCTGCTTGCGCAAGTGACAATTCAGCACTTGGGTAATCATCTAAATTACCGCTCGCCAATGCTGCTGCAAGTTGAGTTTTCTCTAACATTGGGTATTGAGGTGCCAGAACGTCAGTATTGTTTTTTGGTGAGTTCTTGCCGGTGAGTATGTAATCAGGCGAGACACGCAAAGCCTTGGCGACGGAGTGTAAGTTTTGCCCCTTGGGCGCTGTAGATCCTTTCTCCCATAGTGATATGGTCGCTTTTGAGACGCCGCAAAGCTTGGCTACGCCGTCTTGGGTCAGTTTTAACAGCATCCGTTGTTCTTTTAGCCGATCTCCAATCATACCGCTCACATTGGCCTTGTTTTTCATATCTTATTTTACCCCGTCACAGGTAAAGATATGTTGACAAAGGGTTTTGCATGATCTAACTTTCGAATCAAGAAAACTTGATTTGTCGAATAGGCGAAACTTTGAAAACAACAGACGTAATTAAACATTTTCGTACTGCCGTCGCTGCCGCTGCTGCGATGAACGATGACGATCCGGAGTGGACGATTAGTACGCAAGCGATTAGTCAGTGGGGCGAGTTTCCGCCTCGTGGTCGTCAGCTTCAGTTGCAAGAAATTACTGAAGGCGCTCTTAAAGTCGAAAAGAAAAAGGTTCGCGCTCATGGTTGATTTATCTCAACGCCAGAGCGTGTCGGCAGACGGGCGGAGAGTACGTTCCGCACGTTTCTCGCGTGAAAACGGAACTGAGCTTTTTCGTCGTCACTTGCCTTTTTTGTCGTCCAGCCTGATGCCAGTGCATCGAAGTGCGTTAGCGCTGCACCCGGTTTTTCAAATTCAGCAACGGTATGAACCAGCGCGTGAAGCGCGCATTTCAATGCCGCTTGTTCAGCAAGTAATTCAGTCAGTTCACTCATATCGTCCGCCTTTGTTGATTTGTAATCACTTTCGCAAAGGTTTGGGAAAAAAGATAAACGAAAAAAATGGAGTATTCGCTTAATGGCCTCTTTAACCAAACTTTGTAAGGGTCAGCATAGACGCCTTTTTCTTGCTGCGCAGGCTGATTCAAAGACTTTTCCGGGTGGAATTACAGGACTATCCGAACAGTTGGGGATTAATAACACAACACTGGCAAATCAATTAAATCCTGATCACGAATCAACGCCACCGACACTGGCAACGGTGTTGGAAATTATCGTGATAACGGGGGGAGCAAGAATGTTAATCGCTCTTTGCTCACTCGGTAGTTGTGTACCAATTTCGATGATTGTTGAGCAGCGATCAAGGGAAGAAGCAATTGTCTTGTTTCTGAAATTCGTTGGCACTGCGTCTAAAGCATTAGGCAATGGTAGTGAATTTGCGTCTGATGGGAAATTCAATAGTGAGGAATGCGCAAAGTTAGAAGTATTCCTCATGAGCTTGATTAAGAGTTCGTTTGAATTGCTCAATTCGTTAAAAAATTAGGTTTTAGTAGGGGACTTTGCCCCGCTTCGGCGGGGACTTTTTATTCGTAGATAAGGGTTGTAAGAATGTTTTTATTTTTACTGATCCTCAAGTTCTTCATGGGGTTGCCAGAGCCTCAGGAAGGTGGAGAAAGATCGAAAGCGGTGATTGATGTGGTTCATCGTATTTTGACCTTGAAAGAGGGTGGAGCGCGAATTTTTGGGGTTCGTTTGCTCATTCTGGCTTAGAAGGTTCCCTCCGATTTAATCGGAGGGCGCATTTGACTGGTGACTGGCGTGACTGAACGAAACTCAGATACGGGAATTTTAAAGCCCGTTATGCAATTTAGTCACCAGCCAAATGCGTGTACACAACAGATTGTCGTAGGTTTTTTGAACCGCGCGCAGATTTATTAAATGCTCTGGCAGATGGCCGCTTTAATTTTTTAGAGCGATGTAGCAATAAGTAGCGCTTGAACGATTCTCCATGTCGTGATGCACCTATTGCCGAATGAATCTGCAAGCCAGTTCCGTTGGAGTGGTAGCCGCGCCATGGGCGACAGAGCGGTATTAATAAGCGCCCGTAGCTCAACTGGATAGAGCATGAGTTTTCTAGTCTCAGGGTTGAAGGTTCAAGTCCTTCCGGGTGCGCCATTAAAAATTTAATCGCTGGAGTTCGGACGTAGTAATGCAGAAACGTAAAATAACAATAACTCAACAGGATCGGTTTCTGGCAAAAGAAAGAACCGGTGGTGCCTGTGGTTACTGTTCAGTAGCTATGGTTTTTGATTCTGTCTTGAGTCCAGAACAGGCAACGTTAGAGCATATCAATCCGACAATCAGGGGTGGTGACAATAGCCCTGATAATCTTATTTATATTTGCAGAACCTGTAATTCAACTAAGCAAGGCAAGACGCTTGAAGAATATCGAATATATCTAGCCTGGTCTGAGATCATCGAAAATCTTGGGTTTAACGTAACGCAAATTCAATGGTTGATTGAGAATACTAATATTCTTAATTCTGTGACTCCTAAAGCTGTTGTTTTTGAGTTTGAGAGGTGTGGCCGGTGAGTATTATTCGCAGGGGCGCTCCGCTAAATAGAAATTTCTATATTCTGGATAAAGCTATCTCTGAAGATTCTCGCCTGTCGTTTGAAGCTCGCGGATTGCTTATTTTTTTACTCGGCAAGCCAGACACTTGGCAGGTAAGTATTCAGCATTTGGTCAATGAAAGTCCTGCAGGCAAAGATAAAATTGCTCGCATGCTGAAAGAATTACGCACGGTTGGTTATATAACTTGTGAACGTCAGCATGGTGAAAAAGGGAAGATTGCAGGATTTATTTATACAGTTTTTGAATTCGCACAGCCACAACCGGAAAACCCGGATATGGACAAACCACAACCGGAAAAACCGGTTATGGATAAGCCACAACCGGAAAAACCGGATGCGGAAAACCCGGAGCCGGTTAAGCCAGCTACGGCTAATCCGCTACTAGTAAGTACTGATATTAATCAAGAACTGAGTTTAGTAAATACAAACACAAAGGCTTCGCCTTCTCTGTCTGGTTCGAAAAAAACAAATATCAGCTTCAATCGCGAAGACCACGATTTTTCGGCGTGGTCTGACGCAGGTATCACGGATCAAGTTATTGACCGCTGGTTACTTAATCGACAAACAAAAAACAACCCTGTGTCACCTTTGGATATTTCTAAAAATCTTAAGGAAGTTGTTATTGCGAAAGATCAATTTCCAGATTTATCAATCAACTCTCTGATGACTGAATGTGTGATAGCCGGTTGGGCCTTGATTAAATCTGAATGGATCTTTGAACGACTAAAAATTCATGAGAATAAGAATAAAGAACAGGATCATTACTTAACTGCTGAAGCATCTATGCAGCGATTGACGGACACGTCATGGGGTGAAGACGCTCCGAGGGATGGCCATGCTCAAAATTAAAGTTAACGACATCGTAAAAACCAATATTGGCACACTGGCCACCGTGGTCAGTGACCTTGAAGCTGGAATGTTTTTAATTCGCTCCGAAGCGGGTGAGGTTCAAGCGTGGGACGGCTACATGCTAACCGTAGTTCATTCGGCAGTATCGATGACTAAACACTATTCGCTTCATGAGTGGATTGGTTTAACGACCTTGCAGCGCATGGCAGTTATGTCGATCACTGTTGATAGCAAAACTGAGCAATTTAGTGACGAATTTGCATATTACGTTATGAAAAAAATTAACCAAGCCTGTTTTACCGCATTTGTGCGCGAATCCTACTCACGACTAAAAACACACAAGGTCTTCGGTAGTAAGGCAATTTTCGAAGCTCTGCGCTGGGATCGTCATCGTATCGGTGACGCTGGTGAAGAATACAAAATAAACAATAAATTTACTGCTGATGTTGCGCGTCTGGCCATGGTGATTTTTGCACCCGACTTAGACGGATTTTTCGTAACACGACATCGCAAGGTTGCTTAAAGGGATTTATATGATCGCATTCAATAACAACTCTGGGCAGTTATCACTACACCTACCGAAGAAGATACGTGTTGATAATTTCTCTGGCGGGGGTGGTGCAAGTACGGGGATTGAAATGGGGACTGGTGAGCCGGTGGATATTGCTGTTAATCACAATAACAAAGCGCTGGGTATGCACTGCATGAACCATCCTTATGCTCGACATTACAGCGAGTCGGTCTGGGATATTGACCCGGTTAAGGCATGCTCTGGGCGTGAGGTTGAAATTGCATGGTTCTCACCTGACTGCACTCACCACTCAAAAGCGAAAGGGAGCGCACCTAAAAGTAAGGACGTTCGTGGCTTGGCATGGGTTGCTGTTAATTGGATGCTGAGGGTAAGACCTGAAATAGTTCCGCTTGAAAACGTTGAAGAGTTCAAGAAGTGGGGACCGCTTGATAGCTCTGGCAATGTGATCGATGAGCGTGTTGGTGAAACCTTTGAAGCTTTCGTGAAAATCATTACTACCGGGATTAATGAAGATCATCCAGGTTACTTGGAATGTCTTGAGTTCTTAAAAATAGACCTTGGTGCTCCTGATGCAAAGCGTTTGGCTCGTGGCCTTGGCTACATAACTGATTACAAAGAACTTAAAGCTTGTGATTTTGGCGCTCCGACAACGCGCAACCGATTTTTCCAAGTTTCTCGCTGCGATGGATTTCCAGTTGCTTGGCCAGAGCCTACACATGGTGGCGGTTTATTACCTTATCGCACGGCGGCAGAATGTATTGATTGGAGCATACCAGTAAAGTCAATTTTTGACCGCCGTAAGCCTTTAGTTGAAAACACGTTGGTTCGTATAGCCCGTGGCATTAAGCGTTTTGTAGTTGAGACTGATAATCCATTTTTCGTGGAAACTCCGCCTCCAGGAATGTCACTAGATAACCGCGTGAAGGTGGCAGCGTTTATTGCAAAAAATTACGGTGGTAATTACACCGGTCCCGGTTTGGACGTTCGCCAGCCATTAAGCACGATTACAACGGTTGATCATCATTCAATAGTTTATGCATTTTTTATTAAGTATTACTCCAAGGGAGGGCAGTGGGCATCGCTACATGACCCAATGCACACTATTCCCACTAAGGACCGGTTTGGCTTGGTTCTTATCAAGGTTGATGGTGAAACATATCAGATGGTTGATATTGCAACGAGGGGTATGCAGCCGAAAGAACTCTATAAGGCTCAAGGCTTTCCAGAAGGTTATATCCATGACAAATGGGTGGATCAAGATGGCGTTGTTCGTCCTTTGTCAAAAGCTGATCAAGTTTATATGTGCGGGAATAGCGTCTCTCCTTTGGTTGCTAAGGCCGTAATACAGGCAAATATCAATATTAAAAAAACACGTTCTCGGAGTGCGGCATGATCAATATGAAATCACGAGTGTTGGAAGTCATTAAAGAGCTGAAAGAAACCAAGCTTGTAGGTCTCTCCATGGCGCTTGCAGTCAACATCAAAAATAAAGAGCTAAAACAGTCACTTGATGACCTTCTTCAAGAAGGTTTGATTACTTGCGACAACATGAATCGTTATCGGTTAGCTCGTGTTGTTCCAAAGCCAGCGGTTATAAAAGCGCCGAAAAAAGTACCAGAGCCAAAGCCAGAGCCAAAGCCAAAGCCAGAGCCAAAGCCAGAGCCAAAGCCAGAGCCAGAGCCAGAGCCAGAGCCGGAGGTTCCATACGTCGCTGTAACGGAGCCACTAAAGAACACGTTGAATACGTTGAAAGATGGTTTTTCTTCTTCTGAAGCGACAAGTGAAACAGCGACTTTAGTGCCAGTGATTCCAGCAATAAAGTCAGACGATATTGAAATTCCAGTTTTTATTAAACCTAAAACAGTGGTGCAAGTTATGCCTAAATTTGAAAGCTGCAATGACCTTGAAACAGTTATTCAGCGCATGGAACGCCGTTTGAATATGAGTGGCGTAGATCGTTATGAAGATAAAGTGACGGTTCTTACACGCTTGGCGTCATCGAGTCCAGCGCCGGTTAGGCAGCTACTGGATGACATCGCGGAAGATCTTCGCGAGCGTGAGAACTCTCATGGATAAAGTAATTGTTCCTCTGTTTTATTTTTCTCGGGTTCGTCGATCAGACCGTGCCGAGATAATTAGGCGGATGGCAGTTATACCTCAGGACAGGCAGCAAGAGGTCGCAAACGAGTATTCACGAATTTACAACAGGGTTCGTCAAGATTCTGGGATTTGGGAGGCGAGGGCAGAAGCAAATAAATATCTTTCGTCTGTAGCTAATCCGTATCGAGACGAATTGAAAAAGATGAGGTCTGCGTAATGGCAAAAGAAATTATTATTCGCCCCGACTCAAGCGCAGCGGAAAAGTTTTCTATCTTGAAAGGTTTGCTTATTGAAGGGCTTAAGGGCGGTCCTATTTCGGTTGTTATCAGTCGATTAAGCAAAACACGGGCACAAGAGAAAAAATTTAACGCAATGATTGTCGACATACAGAAACAGGTGTTGGTCTATGGCAAGTCGTTTGAATTTGATACTTGGAAGGCAAAGCTAGTCTTTCAGTTTGAACAAGAGCTTCACGGAATGGGACTGAAGCTGAGACATCCTGGTCGGATAACGACTTCAATAGATGGTCAGCACATGATTTCCATAAGGCCAAGTACGAAAAAATTCAGTATTGAAGAAGGCTCTATGTTTATTGAATTTTTGTACATGCAGGGTGTTGAAATGAATGTTAATTGGCCTGCTAAGCAAGTGCAGATTGCAGCTGCTGAACGACAGAGGCTTGAGAACCGGAGGGCAGCATGACGTTACCAACAGAACTTGTCGGGGCATTTATATGTGCTGTGGTTGAGGTTGCTGTCTCATGGAGCCTTGTTAAGGACACTATTTTGTATGCGGGGTCTTTTAAAAAAAGCACTGAAGATTATCAGGGTCGCTCACTTGATCCAGAACGACTTAGGTCTGCATTCGTTAATTATGAAACTTTACTTTCTGACTTTTCCTTTAGTCATGAGGAGAGGATTATTTTTTTGAAGATCGTTCCTGAGATTGAATGGTACCCCGAACATAGGGCTGCAATTATCGATAAGGTTAATGACTTGGTAACTCAGGAAAAGTGGAAGGGGGTGCCGACTGAAACATTATTCCGTGCAGCTTTCAATGAACTCGTTGAAGGCGGAACTATTCAATGAAAGAACACGCAGAACTCACAGACATGCAGCGCAATGTGTATGACTTCATGGTGCGAGGTTTGATAGCAGATCAGCGAATTCCGACGATTCAGGATATTCAAGCTAGGTTTGGTTTTGCTTCGGGTAATGCAGCTTCAGCACATTTAAAAGCACTGGTTAAAAAAGGCTATCTAGTATCTAGGAAGAAGGGCGGGCGCTCACCCTACAAAATAGCCGGTGCAATCATTAACGTCAGCATAAACGGGAATTCAATATGAGATCCATACAGACGACTGTAAATGGCCGTCCTTCGACCATGGCAGTTAAAGAGCCATTTGTTCACAACCGAACGTTGATTGCCATTGATCCCGATAGCGAAAAGTCAGGCGTTGCACTAATTAAGCAGGGCCACATTGAAAGCCTAACCTCGCAAGACCTCTTTGCGCTGATGGTGTCAGCAAGAGAGTGGAAGGAAAGCGGTTTTTTAGTGTTGCTTGAAGATATCGACAATAACAAGCCTACGTTCAAGAAAGGGCAAAAAGAGAAAGTATCAAATGCTATTTCGCGTTGCGTTGGACGTGCTCAGGACGCAGCTAGAAATATCCGAAAAATACTTGAACGTGAATCTGTTGAGTATGTGCTCGTTGAACCGCTGCGGATTCCTGAAAAACGCCGCGCTAAGGATGACGCCACTTTCTTCAATGATTTAACAGGGTGGGAAGGGCGCACAAACCAAGACAAGCGTGATGCTGCACTGCTGGGGCTGTATGGCCTTCCAAATAACTACAAAACGTGTGATGTGAATCATGTTTTTACTGGTGGTGTATGCCGAACCTGTGCGATGCAAGAGAACAAGAAGCGCGCTCAAAAAGCCCGAAGAGATATGAAAAAGAAGAAAAAAGAGGCACTTAAGAATGCTTGAGGCTGCATATTCCGGCGCGACAGACTTGTTTATTTCACCAAGCAGTGTTCCTGCATTTGATTTTGATGATACGGACGCTGTTCGTGTTGGCACGTTGAATCTAGGTGATGAATTCATCGCGATGTACACGGGTAAACATAAGGTTGTCGGGTTTACTTGTGGTCTGATTGATGCCGAAGATTCAGAGGGGCGTGTCATGCACTTTGGCGCTACCGCTCCCGTTAAAATCATTAAAGAAGGCGTTCAGCATGATTGAACTAACTCAGATAGAAATTGATGAAGCTTTTAAAGAAATAAAGACTGAGTGGGATCGGAATGTTGAAGCCAGTGGACAGACGGATGCAATCTTTATAGCTCTGGACACGACTGGCTTTGCTTCTGCGTTTCTGCATTCGTACCAGGTTGCAAAAGAAGTAGCTGAAAGTCACGGACTGGTGATGCCTGAGCTTGTTAAGGGGTTGGAAGTAACAATAAGTGAGTCTGAATGCAGCTTTGAATCTGTTCAGGACGCTGAAGTTTTGAGCACTAAGACTATTGATCAGGATTGAGTGGGATATTTATGTCTTTGTTTCAATGTTCTGAATGTGGCTGTTGTGAGAATACAGCTCTTTGCAATTACTGGATGACTAAGAAGGATCATATTTGTTCTTTCTGTGATCCGGCGATTCAAAAATGGCACGGCCAGTTTGATCGGATTTTTCTGCCAAAAGGTGAGTTTAAAACTAACAACAAGGGAAACCTTGAACACATAAGCACTGGGTCTGAAGACTTTAGGGCTTATGAAATTTCACCAGGTGAGCGCGGTAATTAGGAGGATTTATGGAGACGATTTATTGGAGTACTGAAGTAGCACATGCGGACAACTCAGAAACCATGGTCGACTTCATGGAAAACGTCAACATGCTCGACATTACTCTTGTTGATGGCACCTACGCTGAGGGCGTTAATTGCAATGGGGAAGCTTACGGCATTCATGTGAGTGGTGATGGTGACTGTTTTAACCACAAGGCTGAATTTGAATTATTGAACGTAAAAGAAGAGGTTGCTGTTATGAGAAATGCAGATTTTGGACAGGCGCTTGAGCATCTTAAAGCCGGTATTGGCAATAAAGCTTGGAGAGCGGATTGGGAGGCTAAGGGTATGTGGATGCTTCTCACTCCGGGGCGGGTTATCGAGTCCTGCAAGCCGGATAGCTTTTACGACAAATGTGGGTTTGAAGCTCCGGTTAATATCTCTGGCCACTTTGATATGAGAGCAGAGAACGGGTCAATGATTGTTGGTTGCCAGCTACAGCACGACGACTTGCTTGCGGAAGATTGGTGCTTTGAAGTTTTAGATAACGCCTGATTAAGCGTTTTAAGTTTGATTATCAACCGCCTTGGCAGAGCCTTGGCAAACTTAAGAAAGAGGTAGTGCGAAATGTCCAGATCAGTAAACAAAGTCACATTAATAGGTACTCTCGGACGCGATCCGGAAGTCCGTTATATGCCGAATGGCAACGCAGTAGCAAATATCAGCCTTGCAACCGATGAAAGCTACATGGATAAGACAACGAACCAAAAAGTCGAGCAGGCGGAATGGCACCGCATTACCGTTTATGGTCGTTTGGCAGAAATATGCCAGCAGTATTTAAAGAAAGGCGCTCGTGCGTATTTTGAAGGTAAATTGCGCACTCGTGAGTGGGAAAAAGACGGGGTTAAGCGTTACACGACTGAAATTGTCTGTAACGACATGATGATGCTGGATAGTAGACCGCAGAGCGGTGGACAGCAGGCCGGTGGTTATCAGCAAGCACCTCAACAGCAGGCGCCTCAGCAACCGGCCGGTGGTTATCAGCAGGGCGGTTATCAGCAACAAGCCCCACAACAAGCCCCACAGCCTAGACAAGCACCTCAACAGCAAGCACCTGTTCAGCAGCCGGCCGGTGGTTATCAGCAAGCACCTCAACAGCAGGCACAAGGCGGCTATCAGCAACCAGCACCTGTTCAGCGCCCTAATGTAATGCCGACACCTAGTAACCAGTTTGATGACTTTGATGACGATATCCCCTTTTAACCAAGGGGAGTTTGAAGGTTTGTATTTTTTGTTAGTGGTTATTGGTGGAGCAGGATGAAAATATGACTCATGGCATTCCGAATGATAAAGCATCGCTAAATCACGAAAAGGCGGAGCTAGCAAATATGATCGGCAGGCGCATGGAAGCCGCAAGAAGATTAAGTCATTTAACTCAGGACGTGGCGGCTCACCGTCTTGGTTATAACAATAGCTCTAAACTAAGCAAGATTGAAAAATCGTCAGACACTATGAGTGTGCCTAATTACATAATTTGTCGTGCGGCCAAGCTTTATGATGTGACAACTGATTATCTTTATGGGCTATCGGATGATTGGGAACCCAGTACGCCTCGCGATGTAAATATGTTTATTGCTCAGCTTATGGAAAAGACCACAAAGCAGAACATACAAGCCATGGCACAATTGAGTAATAAGGTTCGACTGGTTACCGAATTGGTGGAACTCATAGGTTCTGAGACATTAGAAGTTAAGGAAGCTCTTGATAGCTTCTGTGCCATGCACCCTGAAATTGAGGATATGAGGGCCAGCAGGCTTATTAGCAGTATCAATCGGGCATACCACTCAGGCAAGGAGGCCAATAACCGCCTAGCTAGATTTAAGAAAGAGTGTAGGGAGCACTCTGTAAGTGATGAGAACCAGCTAAAACTTGAATTAACTGAAGAACGAGGGTGATGTGAGCAATAAATCGATTACCCCTGAACAGTGGAAAGTAATTCAAGCTAAATGGGAGGGTGACCCACGCCCCGGTTATAAGTGGTTAGAGGAAGAACTTGAATTACCAGTTACGCGTCAAGCGATTGGTAAGCGGTCACGTAAGGAAGAATGGAAGAAGGTTTCTGTACGCAAAGAAGAAGCGGAGTTTCGCAAAGAAAGAATCCGGGCAGGCGTCGGGAAACCGGAAACCAAGGGAAACAACTCAGGTGGCAGTGGTAATGGCCCACCGACTGGTAAAAACTCAAACATACCAGGCACTGGCGATGATGATTCGAACCTTCCGATAACTGAAGAAGATGCCAATAACGTTGGTCGACCAACCAAGTACAGGTCTGAGTATGCACATCAAGCGTATAAGTTGTGTCTGCTTGGCTATACAGATAAAGGCTTGGCAGATTTCTTCATGGTTGCTGAAAGCACGCTCAACTTATGGAAGAAAGAACACCCTGAATTTTCGGAGTCTTTGCGCTCGGGTAAGTGTATAGCTGATGCTGAGGTTGCTAATTCGGTGTACGTGAGAGCGACTGGCTACACTCATGATGCGGTTCATGTGAGCGTGTTTATGGGGGATGTAACGTTAACCGATATACAGAAGCACCATCCGCCTGACATCGCTGCCGCCAAAATGTGGCTATACAACCGACAGCCTCACCTTTGGAAAGCCAAGGTTGAAGTGGCTGATGAAGTTGATGACAAGGATATCGTTACAGATGATGAGCTGGAGAGAATCTATCTTGAGTCTATGGAAAAATCCCGTCTTGCAGCCGAGAAGGTTATAGGTCGAGGCGAGCGCCTTGGTATTACCATAGAGCAAGTGTCTGATGCCGATTAAGCGTGTTCTGCTTCAGAACGATAAAAGGTGGAAGCCGTTCATTGCTCGATACGCGAGTGACCCGGAAAGGTTCGCTCGCGAGGTTCAAGGTATCTTTCTTTCTGAACAGCAAACCGACCTTGCAGCGTTAGTCGCCTCTCCTGATTCACGTACCGCCGTCCCCTCTGGTCATGGCTGTTTTGCGAAAGGCACCGAGATTATGTTGGCGTCTGGTGACGTAATTCCGGTTGAAGAAATACTACCTGGTCAACGAGTTATGGCTGCCAACGGTCAGTCTTCACGCCTTGTGTGCGAACTGCGTCGCGGTCGCGAAAACATGTACCGTTTCACATACAACGATGGTACTTCTCACGTTTTCAATGAGTCACACATATTGTGTTTAGTGGCCACAAACACCAAAGGCCGACGTACTGCTGGCGATAAAATAACCGTTACGGTTCGTGAGTGGCTTACGTGGGGCGAAGACAAAAAGCGCTGCCATGCCATCTATCGCAGCTCAGTAAAAAGTTTTGATCAGGCTGAGACTTCGCTGCCGTTACCTGCCTACGTTTTGGGGGTGTGGCTTGGTGATGGTCATACGTCTGCTGCAAGGGTAACGACCGCCGATCCAGAGATAAAGCAGGCGCTGCAAACGTATGTCGATAGCACGGGTACTTTGTGCCTGAAGCATGTAGCAAAGTGTGGTAATGCTGAAACGCTGTCACTGTCGACAACAAAGTGGCAAGACAATGCTTTTATCAATGGTCTTCGTGATGCGGGAGTGTTTGCTGATAAGCACATCCCCGATAAATACCTGTTTGCTCCATTGGTTGATCGGCTGGAATTGCTTGCTGGCCTCATTGATACAGACGGAAGTCGGGATGCTTATGGTTATGATTTTATTCAGAAGTCAGAGCGCTTGGCTCGGCAGGTGGCGTGGCTTGCCCGGTCGGTCGGTTGTCACTCGACCATAAAACAGACGACAAAAGTGTGTGGTAACACTGGCGTGTCCGGTACTTATTGGCGGGTAACCATTGGCCGCAATACAGATACGATACCTGTGCGCGTGGAACGGAAGAAGGTCAATAATCCGAATAGCCAGCGGCGTAACCTGCATTTCGGAATCAAGTCGTGCGAGCCACTGGGCGAGGGTGATTATTTCGGTTTTGTGCTTGATGGTGATCACCGATTCCTTGGTGGCGACTTCACTGTTCTTCATAACACCGGTAAAACCACCTCAATTGCGAATCTTTGTGTCTGGCACCTTCTTTGTTTCGCATTTTCAAACACTTTGATGACCGCCAACGACATGGACCAGATGAAGGTAACTATCTGGAAAGAAATCGGTTTGGCGGTTGGGAGAATAAAGAAGGGGCCACACGCTTGGATCGCTGACCATATCGAAATCTTGGCAGACGGTAAGGCGCGTATTGTTGGGTATGAAGACACTTGGTTTATTGAGGCTAAGACAGCAAACGCTAAAAATGCGAACAAGATGGCAGGTCGTCACGCTGACTATCTGTTGATTATTGCTGACGAAGCCTCAACGGTGCCTGATGAAGTCCTAACGACACTTTCAGGTGCGCTATCGTCCGGTGCCGGCAATAGAATGTTGATGACCAGTCAGCCAACAAGAACGGCTGGGTTCTTTTACCGTGCCTGTCACGAGCTTAGTATTTTCAATGGCGGCAAATGGACTCCGCTTACTCTTAGCTCTGTTGATTCGCCGTGGGTGTCTGAAGAAGCCCTTGAAGAATGGTGGAATACCTACGATGAAGATGAGCGTTTAATTCGAATTCTGGGTGTGTTCCCTCAGAATTCGAATAAGTTCATGATGGGTCGCCGTGACGCTGAGAAAATGTACAACTTTGACACGCCTATTATCGGTGAGGATGATGACTGGGGGTGGATGGTTCTCACTGACGTGGCGTTAGGTGAAGGACTTAGGGATAAGTCTGCATGTATTGCTGTTCGTGTATATGGCCATGGTGAGCAGCGTAAAGTAGAAGTGATGGAGATCCCATTCTTTACGAATGGCATACGCTCCAATAAATTGCCGTTCCATATTGTTGAGGCTGGCAATGATCTTGATAACGTAACGTATGGCGTAGATGCAGGCGGGATAGGTGGGACTACGTGCCAAAACCTAGAAGACATGTCGGTGCCGGTTAAACGTATTCACTGGGGCAACCCGTGTTTCCGTAAACGAAATAAAGAGCGTTACTTAAATCTCCGTGCTCAAGCAATGCACCAGGCAGCGCTCGCAGCTAAGCAAGGCCGTCTAATTGTTCGTACTACTAAGTTTAAGAAGTTTGTCATTGAACAAGCCTCTCGCATACCTAAAGACTGGACGGGCAAAGCATTAATTAAAGTGCCAGAAAAAGGCTCAACCGCTTGGGAGGGCATGAAGTCTCCCGATTTATGGGATGCTATTTGTTTCGCGTTCTTAGAAGGTCTGGACTATGCGCAGTCTTCGGATGCTGCAAATGATACCGGCGCGGTGAAGTCGCTAGAAGATTTAGCCGATGATGCGTTCGCAGACATCGCATAAGGAAACCCACGAAAATTCCCCTCCTGCTTAGCTGGATAATTAACGAAAGTTTATAACGTTGGTTATCTATGAGTATTACAACAGTTCGTCTTAAGCGATTTACCGCCCACTTGCGAGAGTTGAAAGTGGGTGAGTGCATGACACTTGCCAAGATGGCGCCGGAGCGAGATCACGTATCAACGAGTACGTTACTTAAATACATTGTTGATGATGCTAGTGGCTTGGTAACAGATCCGCTCGAGTGGACGGTAGAAGAACGACTGATGGTCAAGGCCATGTATATGTCGGGTACGTTGGAAGATGGCCCGGATTTTAGCGTCGGCGATGACGCTAAGTTCACTGATTATGCGATGGGTGATAAGGATTATATTGCTGATAGCGTAGATGTTGACGGCTTTAGCGTTATTAACATGACTGGTCGATTGGCAGAATCAATAGAGCGTCTTGAGGGCGAAATAGAAGTGTCAGAGTACGGGCACTGGTTAATGGGGTCGATAGCCGCCCGCCTTCATTCTGGCGTTGTAAACATCCCTGATAACGATTCTGACTTGGATGCATGGGCATTTGAGAGAATTAAAGAATTATTGTCACTTGATCAATCAGAATTCTCTAAGCGCTGCATGATACTTGCCACCGGTAACGAAAAAACCAATCACTTATTTAACCTGACGATTGCCCAAGCTGGGGGCTATGCCGTCGCACCCAGGGAGGGAGAGTCTGAACTGCCTCTCGCCCGATTTCCAGTGGATGCCGTCATCCAGGGAGTCACGAAAGCAATGGGTGGGAAATCTTGAGAATTACACCCACCATCTTGCGTTATATTTTGGATCATCATTATCCGATGCTGAGAATACAACGCTAAGCAGTATGGAGCGCTTCTTTGAGGGCGATGCATACAAAGGTTGGATTAAAGAGCGGGAAGCAAAAGCAAAGTTTAATAACTTGCTTTTGGGGCGAATAGACAATCTAACAAAAGCCGTTAGTTCGAGAAGGTAGGGTTTGTGGCAGACGTGAATACTTTGGCTCTAGGGGCCACGACGATAGTAATACCTGTCGGCGCTTCGCTAATTGGGCTGGATGCTGAGAGGGCGATTGGTGCCCTTGCTGGAGCGACGGTATTTATTACAAGCGCTAAAGACATACCACCAATTTCCAAAGTCTTATATTTACTGGTAAGCGTTGTGATTGGTTACGGGGTCACGGCTGAAATTATTAGTAACACGATTATCGAGTCAAAAGTGTTTGCTGGATTTGTCGGCGGCTTATCGGTTGTTACTGTGAGCCTTGGCATTTTAGAAGCAGTTAAGAATGGCGACATTCTTAAGCACTTTCGGGGCGGTGGTAGAAAATGAGCAGCGCTGATCTTATTTTGATATTTCTCTGTGTGGCTATTGTTATTCGTCTTGTGACGTTCAATCGAACGAAAGAACGGGCGCAATTTAAGCGTCGTTATAGCGTCTTGGCTTGGCTTATGACCATGGCGTTTGGGTCTATCGCTATTTCGGTTCTATCGCGCGACGTGTGTGTCTCTGGCCCCGCATTGCTACTAATCCCCCCTGTTTTTATTGTCTGTTTGTTTGTCTTTTACGAGCGCGGCAATGTCGCTTCGCTTGTTCGGCTGATACGAGGTGAGAAAGTATGACTATTGTCGATCTAATTGCACGCTATGAAGGGTTCCGCGAAGAAGCTTATTACTGTTCTGAAGGTTATCCCACTATCGCTTACGGCAAGAAAATCGGGCCGAAGGGAGCACCTTTAGAAAATTATATTTTCACCGTCCCTCAGATTGTTGCTACCCGCTGGCTAAAAGTTGATATTGAGCAAATTGCTCCTCAGGTGAATGACTTGTGTCCTGGGCTGGATGGTGTTCGTCATGGAGCGCTTGTCAGCATGGTGTACCAAATGGGCCTTAATGGCGTTAAAAACTTCCGCAATATGATTGCAGCGCTTAAAGATGGTGATTGGCAGCGCGCACATGATGAAGCTCTTGATAGCCGGTGGGCAGAACAAACGCCTAAGCGCGCATTGCAGACGGCAAATATGTTACTCACTGGTCAGTGGCCAGCGTAAACCGAGGCAATGCTTATGCTAGGTAAAAAGGTAATTGCTGGTATCGTACTGGCGCTTTTTTTGGCTGGATTTGGTGCTGGCTATGCGTGGGCAAAGAAAGCTCAGGCAGAAAAGGAAACAGTTCAAGCGGAAGCCGATACCAAAGAAGTCGAGCGACAAAAGGAAGTTGTTGTTGAAACTGTCATTAAATACGTTGACCGGGTACGGACTATTGAAGTCAAAGGCGACGACATTTTAAAAGAGGTGTTTAAGTATGTCCCGAATGATGATTGCGTTGTTACCCCTGATGCTGTGCGCTTGCTCAACGTCGCAGCCGAAAATCTGCCACTACCCGGAACCCCCGGAGATATTAATGGCAGCCCCGGTCCCGCTAGAAACGATTTAATTAAATGCGCAACCTTGGCGCACGCGGTTAGCGTTACGGTTAAAAACTATGAGCAGTATCATAAGCTAGCCGCTCAGACTGAAGCGCTCCAGTCGTTTATTCGTGATACCGGAAAACACGAACTAAAGCCGCCTTAGTCTCTAGCAAAATGTCCTTATTGAAATCGAGGACGTTAAAATGGCAGTTTCTAATGCAGGTTTATTAAAAGACATTCATAGCAAGACCGGCGCACTCGCCCCAAAAGCAATTGCGTCAGATTTTATGGCCGTAATTAAGGGGTTTGAAAATCATAAATTCCTTATTCGTCAAATCCCATGGCCTGTACTCGCAACAGGCGAAGCAATGGAAGTTCCCGGCCCTCTTGGGCTTGTTGAATGGCAGCCGACTCAGGCAAAAACACACCAGCAAGGCGCGCTCGTATTAATGGAGACCGTGGATGGCATGGTCGACAATATGCTTATCGCGTTGCTTTTGCAGGGGGGCACTTTTGAAATGACGGCTTATGAAGGCACTGACGAAGTATTTACTCGTGCTAAGCGTTATCACAAATGCAGCTTAAGTGCGGAGCCTGTTGATCGTGACTGGGAAAGTCGTCAGCAACCCATGCAAATTAACGGCACTTTGTTCTATCACTACTACGGTGATGACATCGACGGTAATACTGAGACATTAAATGGCTAATATTTCAGAGCTGGTTCAAAGCTATATCGATAACCACGACAGTTGTATGTTGGAGCTAGACGACGTTCTAGGTTTGGCTGTCAATGCGGTTCAGTACTATGCCGGGTGGAAATCGCTAGAAGAAGCTGAAGATGAGACTTATGAAATATCGGTTAATACTGTCTTGACCGCTGGGGAGTGGACGTTAATTAATCCACTCTTTTTGCTGTATGTCGAAAAAGAGCAGGCTACACAGATGGAGTCTGCCCAAGTGATGGGGATTACTCAGTACGGTCGCACATCGAGCGAAGTGCAATCTGATATAGCTGCAATACAAGAGTCGTTACCACGGCTTTCGTTTTCCAGTGAAATCATTACCGTATGATCCTCTTTTTTGGCAATGGCAATCAGGTGCGAGGCGATACGTTACTGTATTCGTCATTGCGCTCTGATTTGTCGCCAGTGCCGATGACGCTTGAAGCGGATATTAGTTCTGATGGTGAAACGTCAGTGTTTCTTCAAGAGGGTAAGACACTTACTCTTGGTAGTGGTGAAGTCTTCCAGATCATAAAAAGCGAGCCTACCGCTGTAAATGCCGTGCAGGGTGATAGGATTATTTCTGCTGTACGTGTTACCTGTCTTTTGCAAAGCACTATGCAAGTTGCTTTTGTTCAGCCTCGTCCCATTATTCTTGAAAAAACTACGTTGTCAGCGGTATATCGTGCGGCGGGTGCTAGCGTGTCTGGTGTTAAGTCTGACATCGACATTGACCGGTTTTATTGCTTTGTTGGGCAGACGCCAAGCTATGCCATTCGTCAGGTGATGCATGAGCAGGGTGGCTCTATTCGTTGGAGTGGGCGACGGTTGGAGTTCTTGAGGTATCGAGATCTATTGGCCCAGAAGCCTGAACTAACATTGTCTGATATTGGCGTGATTAATATCGAGAGTGACTTTTTAAAGCGTCACCAAGTTCCGAATTATTTTACCGTTACGGAATCAGGCGAAATAAAAAAAGGAAGTTGGCCAGAAGAGCGAACGGTTCAGTTTGCACCTGGTAAGCGCACCCTTCAGCTAAACAATATGGCTCAGTCACTGGTTCAGAGAGCCACAACAAAACTAGCGTACAACCAGAGCCTTACCGCTGGCATGACAGTGCTTATGGCGGGGCGTAAAAAACCTTTAGTTGTTATTACCGCGGTACACGTCAACGATCCGCGCGCTACGCCAGCGCAGTACACAAAAATATTTTTAGCCAGCCTAGAGGAATAGCTATGCAAGTGCTTCCTGGTCGATACCCTGCCACTGTTGCTGAATACCTGCCTGAGTCGAGACAGGCGCGAATAACCATTCCTAACGTGACGACGGGCGGCAAGTTGCAGCCACTTGCTGAAATTGAATACCCGGTAGGTGATCGCTCACGCGGTGATAATTCCACCGAGATTGAAATAGTCGAAGGGGACAGTGTTTGGATTGCATTTATCGGCGGTGATTCTCGCTATCCAATCATTACCGGGTTTCGTAACCCTAATTCAGGCAATGACATCGAGTGGCGCCGGTTTCACCATGCCAATATTGAATTGTTGGCTGATGATGCGATCAACATTATTGCCACCGATGGTGATACGTCGGTAAAAATGGGTGCCAATGGCATTGAGATTAAAACCGATAAAGATGTGACCGTTGATGTAGGAGGTAATGTTTCTGTTGATGCCGGTGGTGATGCAACAGTGAAGGCCGCAAGCATTACGATGAATGACGGAACGCTTGGCGGTTGCGTCGGAGAGTTAACGCCCTGTCAATTTACGGGTGCTCCCCATGCCGGCGCCTCAGTAAGCGTTAAGATAGGCTTGTAATGCCAAGCCCCGGTGCCAGCGATATTAAAGATGCTTTGAATGCCGCGACATTCTCAGTCACGCAAACCGTTGCCGGCGAAACAAAAACGATTGATTGCGGCTTTGCTGATGACGCTCCTGTTGTCGTTGGATTAGCCGCGGCAATAGATGCGGGGTGGACCAGTTCTAGCCCCGCGACAACAACCACGATGACCGCGACTATAACCGCGCAATTCCCCAATCTTGCTTCAGCTCCCGGTCTGGCTTACTTGGTGGCCATAGGAATCGCTATTGATGCTGAGACGGCGCTTTGGGTGGCTTCATGGAATTCAACGTCAGCAAAGCATATGTATGCGCCAAGCAAAGCAACAACATACGCAAAGTATCTTGCCGCGGTAACTAACCAATACCCAGGCGTAAACGCTTTGGCGAATGCTGCGATTGATACGTTTATTGCTGAGTTTGACCCTGCAGCCGGATAACGGAAAGCTCAGCATATTCATACCCCTCAATCCCACAAAATAGTGGGTAAATACTGGGGGTTCTCTATGAAATCAAACCACATCTTATTTCCATTCGATAAAAGCCAAATTAATGCGACTCAAAAGCGAAAGATTGCTCAGCTCTTTAAAAAGGGTGGGGCTGAAGTGCTTGAGGTCGAGGTGGATTCTAAAACCTCCACAACGGCAGGCATTAAAAACCGACAAATCAATATCAGCTTTACTGATTCCCAGTCGGTAACGATGTTTGTTAAAGAGTCGGGTGACGTTTATCAGGTGATGGTGAATAAGCGTCGTGTGCCGATGAAAGAACAAGACGATCATGAAGGCGCCATTAAGGAAATTGCAGCCCGTCTTGAAGCCGGCCGTACCGCTTTTCAGAAGCGACTTTCAAAAATCAAAGCCCCAAAGCCGCGCGGCGTAAAGGCGACCTCCCGTAAAAAAGTGACTTACATACAAGAGCGCAAAAAGGCGCTAGTGGAAGAGCTTCACGTTGTCCGCAATAAAATCGACGTGCTAAAAGCCGCAGCTGAAGGTGGCAGCAACGACGATGTAGCTGGCTCAGAGCCTGAAGCAGCTACAGAGTCACCAATTGATAATGTTGTGACTTATCAGCTGGTCAAGAAAAATGAATATCAGTATCAAATAAAACAGGGCCGGAAAGTTGTAGACAAAATCATAAGCGTCACTGGTGGCTGGGCTGTAAAGAGCAAGATATTTGATTCCGTTTCAGAGGCGGTTGAATGGTTCAAGGTCATGCAGAAAAATACATTGATGGCGTTTTCTGATCGCGAAGTAGACGTGCGTGTCGATGGTTTGATTCAGGAGGCAGCATGAGTCAGTTACTAGCGGAAATTGAAGAGGCTGCGCAATCAGGTGCCCATGGCCTTTGTGGTACTTGTCCTAGCGATGCTCAACACGTTGCCGGCAATTATAAAAAAGGTCGTGTCACCATTTTAGGTATGCCCATTGTTATTGAGCAGCCTCGGTACAGCATTCGCTCTGGTGTCAGTAGTCAGGGCAAAGAATGGTCTACCCGCATGTTTGCCCATTACGGCTATTTTAGCGGCGTAATGGGTGCTGATGGTGATGAACTTGATGTGTTTATTGGCCCGGCACCAGAAGCGGACACCCTGTACGTCGTTAACCAGGTATTTGGTAATAAATTCGATGAGCACAAGGTCATGCTTGGCTTTCTTGATGAGCAAGACGCACGCACGGCATACCTGAATTCTTACGCACGAGACTGGGATGGCCTTGGCAGTATCGTGGCTATTTCTTTGGATGATTTTAAACGCTGGATCGCTCAGGGAGTGCCAGCGCGCCCCTTGTCGTCAGCAACAGACATTAAGCGCAAGGGTAATTTAATGAATAAAAAAATCGCATGGGACTCGGCTGCAATGCCAGTAGGCGCAACTCTGGACCAGATCCTATATGGATTGCGCCTTGATGATGACGACGGCGCCATTTATGAGCCAGTCAGCCTTGATGATGTGATGGGTGATTCAGACGATGAAGCCGTCTTTGATTCGCTGGTGATGCCATTCAGTCAAATGCAGCACAAGATGAATACCGTCAAGCGTGTTCTTGATCGCTCTGGCAAAGATTTGACCATTAATCAGCTGGATATATCAGAACCATTCACGAGCGCCGGCAGCGCCAACGTAGCGGCTGTATTTGGCTTGTCTGATGGGCAGTCTATTACGGTGTACATGCACAACCCCGACACCGACCCTAAAAAGATCCTGCCGACTGATTCTCTGGTTAGCTGGAAATGGTTGCTCAATCGTAAGGACATTACGATTGCTGTGGCGCCAGAAAAGGGAGCCGACTTAAATATTCGCGAAGTTGCCCGCCGTATCATGCAATTAGCTGAAAAAAATTCAGCGCGATTCACCAAAAATAAGGCACGAGTTCAGGCGAACGCCGCAATCATTGAAGCGGCTGAGAAAGAGAACCAAGCACTTGAAACAGAGCTTGAGTCAGCACGTCAGGAGCTGGCTGAGCTTGAAGCTAAAGCGGGTGATGCCTTAGTTGTGTCATTGTCCGGTACCGGTGAGCGTCGTTTGGTGAAGGTGGCAAATATGAGAGAAGCAAGCAAGGTTGTCTCTGAATACGTCACTGAAAACAATCTTGATGCCGACTCTTTCACGGGTGGGCAGTTGTATAAGGCGGGTGAGCAAGTAAGCGATATCACTTCTGTAGGTAATGCTTTTGATTTGGAAGGCGGTGCAATTGATATACCGGCTCCAAGCGTGGTTGAGCAGGTTGCCGAAGCGTTATTGTCTTCCGGCTGGGAAAAGTCAGAAGATGGATCATTTAAAAATACGCTCAGTTCAGAGGGCGAGGTGCTAAACGTCCGCTTAACCTACGACGGTGAAGAACTTCATGCTTACGAAGGTGATGAGGTTGGTGAGTTGGCATTCTTAGCGTTTCCAAACGGAGACCTAACCGCTGAATCTGCGGTGAATGAGATCTACGGTCTTCTTGATGATGAGCTAGAAGCACGTATTGCGTCCAAAACAATTGATGTGGACCCTGATGCGCTGGGTGAGTTCACTGATGACGAAGAAGGTAAAAAGGCCCGAAGAGCAGCGACTAAGGAATATCTTGAGACCTTACGGGGCGTAATGGTTAACGTACCGGCGCTTAACGCTGATGTTGAGATCCGTAAGCGTGGTATTAAGAAAACCATGGCCATGACTGCTAACCCAGTTAAGTTGAAGATGCTGGCCGACATTAAGCAGATCATAGCCACGGCTAAGAATCCAATTGTGGAGAAGAACTACAAAGTTGCTGAAAAGCGAAACGTAGAGCTGTATTACCGACTTAGCAACAAGGTATCAATTGACGGTGATAGCCATCATGTGACGGTTTTGATCGAGAAGGACACCGATGGGATGCTGCATTACGACCTTCTGCTGGAAGCGAAAACAAAAACGGCGCTAGATAGCGCCGTTGATGTGGACCAATCGATCCCTGATCACAATTCAGGGGATGAGTCCGTTGAAAATAATGGCACAGCCTTAGATTCTGGTCAAGTTTTAGACAGTGATGAGCCTGAGCAGTCTTTTGATGATGCCGGGGCATCGCTGAAGCCTGGGGTTATGTTAAACCTATTTATTGAAGGTGAAGAACCTGAGGTTCTGGAGGCAGAAGAAAACGAGCTTATAGCCTCCGAAGAAGCTGAAGTCCCTGAACAATACTACCAGTTTGCCAATATCACACCTGAATTTGAGCAGTGGCTAGTTGATAGAAGTGACGACGTTTTCTCACCACTTGAAACCGCTAAGGCCATGGATGCCGAAGCCAAAAATCACGGCCTGACAATTGAATGGGGCTTCTTTGGTGGCTCCCTTGATTCAGTCCTATTGGATAGCATTGATGACGAAGGATATCAGGGTAAGGTTAAGCGCGGCAGTACAGTCGTTGGGCGCATCGAACTTGGCGGCGACGGTAAGGCCATGGTTTATATCGGTGATAAAGGTGAAGATCGAATAAGACTGCTATCTGGAGTTGTTGCTCGCTACTCTGATTACGAAGGCGATGCTGGTGAAATGATTACAGCGCTTGCTCAGTCACTTCCTGCTGAGGTTAGCCAGCCTGAAGAAGCCCCGGCGCCTCAGGCACCTAAAACACTCGAAGAAATAGACCCGGCTCTATATCGTGATTTCAAAAGTAGCCTTAATGTTATTCGCAATATTGATGCGGGTACCGAGAAAGGTTATGACCGCTCTCTGTTTGTTAATAGCATTGCCGGCAAGCTAAAAACCCGCGCTAAAAACGGCGAAAACGACTTGGTTGATGCAGCGTTGAACTTCATTGCGACTGAAAATTCTAAAGTTCCTAAAGCGTTGATTACCTCTCGTAATGCAATCTGGCGCTTAACGGGTAAGGACTATATCGATTACCCAATTGTAGCCTCTGAACCGGCATTACCTACCACTCAGGACGAACCAGCCGCAAGCGCCGGGGTGCCTGATCTTTATTACAGTAAAGTTGATGAGCTTTTCACCTCCTTCACTCCAAACACCCCTAGCGGTGAAGAAGCATGGCGACAAATGGCCGATAAAACAGATGGCACAGGTAAGGTTTTACACGCTCAAGTTGAAGGCACCATCGCACAACTTCAAGAAGCTGGTTACACCGTCGCTGAAGGAAGTGCGTCGAATGATATGCCATCTGTTTCAGATGATGAGCTTCTAGCGGAACTTACCGGGGCTAGCTCTGATGGCCCTGAACAAACTGAAGAGCCGCCAATGGCTGGCGGTAAAGATTTCGATGCACAGTTGAAAGGTCGCGCGCTTGATCAACTGGAGGGGATTAGCAAGTTCATTCCTGTTGCTCAGAAAAAAATTATTGTCGACATGATTAGAAATAGCCAGGAGTGGCGTTTCTTTGCAGATAAGGTCTTAGAACTTACCTCAATTATCGATGGCATGGCCAAAACCTATGAGCAAGATGGCAAAGGCATGGATGCCACTGCTTACCTTCACTACTTTGGCGGTGCCGCTGATTGGTATATCACCGAGAAAGACATGGATGGTGGTGTAAAGCAGGCATTTGGCTGGGCTGATTTAGGTCAGGGCGGTGGTGAGCTTGGCTATATCAGCATAGAAGAAATAACTTCTATTTCTTCTATTGAGCTTGACCTTCACTTTGATCCTAAAACTGTTAATCAGGCTATTGGCCGCTCAGAAGAGCCAGAGCAGGAGCCGACCGAATCACCCGAGGCCGTACCGGAAATCACGCAAGAAGAGGCGGCAGCCACACCGGATAATGACTACCTAAATAAAGTTATTTCTGGTGGCTTGGATTTGCTAGACCCTGCGGTTGCGGAAGAGCTGGAAGCTATTTACGAGCGTAATCAAGGGGATGAAGGTGTCATGAGCTTATTTAATCAGGCAATTGATGCGCTTCAAGAAGCAATGATGAATGCAACCGGCGACCTGTCTTAAGGAGTAGTAGCAGTGATTTTAGACAAAGCGGGTGCAACCCCAAACCCAATGATACGCCTGAAGCTGATCAAGGAACTTGGCCAGCTTCGCCGGGACATTATCGTCACACAAGAAAATGGCGGCCCTCTGGCCGCTATCAATCGCCTTAAGCTGTTAAAGCAAATGAACCAAATCCGTACCGAGTTAGGTGCGGGTGAGGTTGCTAAGCTAACCGATAATATGAACCCCGATGATGCGGATGTTCGTCCGCGTCCTGAAACCGCCGCTCTGTATGAGTTCGATGAGCGTATGACCAAGGGTAAGCGCCAAAAGGCCAATAACACGGCTATCGACTTGGTGGCTAAAATTAAAGCCGGTGATGTTAGTGCGGACGAATTAACCGACGAACAGAAAAAGACGCTTGCGTCATATACCGGTAACGGTGGCGGTCTTATTGGTCAGGATGGCAAAAAGGGTTCAGCCTACGAATATTACACGCCGGTACCGGTTGCGGCGGGTATCTGGGATGCCATGGCTGAGATGGGCTTTAGCGGTGGTAAGGTGCTTGATCCTTCTGCCGGCACGGGTATTTTTGGCTCTACGGCTCCGCGTACCGCTGCGGTTGATGCGGTGGAACTAGACGAAACCTCCGGCGCCATTAATCAGCTATTGAACGATGGCCAAGGTTACAGCACGACCGTTGCCCCCTTTGAAAAGGTGGCAGCGGCAACGGATGACGAAATTTATGATGCGGTAGTTACCAATGTTCCATTCGGCACCGTTGCCGATCGTGGTGGCAATCAGTTACATGACCCGCGCTATCAGAAAGAAACGCTTGAGACCTATTTTATTCTGCGATCGCTGGAAAAGTTAAAGCCTGGTGGCTTGGCTGCGTTTATCGTTCCGCCAAGATGCACCAGTGGGCGCGGTGCCAATGAAGTTCGTTTACGTGAGCGCGCAAGTTACTTGGGTGAGTTCTTAGGTGCCTACCGCTTGCCAAATAAGGTGTTTGGTGAGGCGGCAGCCGATACCATTACCGATGTTATTTTTCTTCGGAAGCACAGCACTGAAGCCCGCCAAAAAATCGAAGAACTGCAGCAAGATAACGCTGAGTCGCTGAGTACGTTTAATGTGCTCTGGGATGACTATATTGAAGGTCGTTATTTTGAAAGTGAGGAAGGCCGAATTCGCGTACTGGGCGAGTTTAAAGCGAAAGATCCTGATAAGTTCCGCGACGTCGACCGCGTAGAGAGTCCTAATTCCGTGCCTGAAATTGCCAAGATGCTGCGCAAATTACCAGGTACGCGCATTGACTGGGTAGGGTTGGACGCGGCTGAAACCATGCCGGTTGAATATTCTGAAGGCGACACGATCCACCATGGTGGCCAAACGCTTGAGTGGCGTGATGGCAAATGGAGCGCACTGAAGCAGCGCGGCGAATCTGAAATAGCAGCCAAAGTACTGTCACAAGTGAAGGACGCCTATACGGCTTACCATGCCGGCATTGTTCTTGATAGCGTATTACCTACGGTTAATTACCTCCGTCAGGCGTCTAAGGCGCTGGATATTCCTGATTGGCTAACTCAAACCATTGCCTCGCTAAATAAACTGCCTGAGGGTGGTCGTGCTGATGCGTGGCTACCGTGCGTAACGGCGGCGGCTATGGTCCAGGTGCTGAATGAAAATGGCCGTGATAGCGGCATGAATTTCCGTGAAGAGTTCCGATCGCTCAGTGATTCCATGCAGAAGTACGCCGCACGCGCGAAAAAATTGCGCTCTAAAGTGGGCGGTTACGCTAAATCAGCACTCAGTGAAATGGCCGTGCATTACCAGCCTAAAAAAGGCTTCAGTAATTTATGGCTTGGTGAAGTTGCTCAAACTACGGCGTTTGAGATTTCTTCGGATGCGGGCTTTGAAGGGCTGAAGTACAAAGCACAAGGGCATTTTGTCGATATTGAAGGTGCGCGCGCACTCTATAGCGATGGCTTTGACCCTATGTCGTCCGATGACTGGTGTGTTTCTGCCGATGGCAAGCAAGTAGCCAAGGCTGATGATTATTACACCGGCAATTACGCGCAATTCTTATCTGTTATTGATTTGCAGATTGAGCAAGCAGCGAGTGAAGAATTAAAAAATAAATTAATTCGCCAGAAACTGTTAGCCGAAGAACGCGTGGACCGCCTTGACCCCGGCTCGATTACGCACAATCTGTTTTCTCCTTACGTGACCATCGAAGAGAAAGTGGATTTTCTTCGAAGCTATGTTCACCCGACTGCTTTTGTCGATTATGACGCTAATGGCAAGAAGCAAATCGGTTTCGATATTCCAAACTCTGAATTATCGGATCGCACCAAGCTAATTAAGCGCATGTCGCACTATATGAATCATCGCAGTATCACGCTTGGCGGCGTGAAGTTGAGCATAAGCGATGAAACGGCGATTAAAGAGCTTCAGGGAATGGTTCGTAAGGCGAACGAGCAATTTAGCGGCTGGGCGAAAGCGAACAGAAGCATTAAAGACCGCATGGCATCGCGCCTTAATGAGCCTGAGCGCTTGTACTTCCGCCAAGTTGAAGACGAAGCACCACTTAGCGTTCCCGGCTTGAATCCTGACTTCCAGCCTCACGGTTACCAAAATGGCTTTGCTCGTTCAATGGGGCGTGATTTCTCGGGCATTAACGGCTTTGGTACCGGACTAGGGAAAACATTTTCGGCGCTTCTTTCTGTGCAGTACGTGCAGAGTATTGGCGTTAAGAATAAAACCCTATTCGTTGTGCCCGGTTCAGTGCTATCTAACTGGCGAAAAGAAACCGCTGCAGCGTATGCAAATATCGATGATTGCCTATTCGTCGGATTGCGCGAAGATGCTAACGGTGGTTTTACGGTCGATAGTAAGAATTATGATGAAGACCTTTTCTCTGTCATGGAGAACAAACATCGTAAAATCTTCATGACGATGGAAGCATTTGAGCGCCTGCGCTTGAAAGAACCCACGATAGAAAATTTCGAGAAGTACATGCGGTCTGTGGATGCGTCGTTTGGCGAATCCGAAGACAAGAAAAAGGATGAGAAGTCTAAGAGCAAAGCAAAGGCTTTAGTCTCTGTGCTCGCTTCGAAAACCGGAGCGGCCCCTTACATTGAGGACATGGGCATTGATTCCATCGTCATTGATGAGGCGCATGCTTTTAAAAACTCCGCTGAAACGGTCGAGTTTACCGGCGCTAAGTATTTGTCAGTGTCGGAGTCTTCAAAACGTGGGATGGATGCACAGGCTAAGTGTTGGTTTATCCGTGGATTAACGCCCCGGGGCGATGGTGTTCTATCGCTATCCGCAACGCCATTGACCAACTCGCCGTTAGAAATTTACTCGATGCTGTCACTGGCTTCTGGTCACCAAAGAGTAAATGACATGTTGGGCGGCATTCAAGGTGCTGATGCCTTCATGAACGCCGTATGTGAGATTGAAGACGAAGAAGATTTGACGCTGGACGGTAAGTCTGTGTCGATGTCTGTGTTCAAAGGTCTTAATAATTCAGCCATGTTGCGCCGTGCGCTACACCAAGTTGCAACCATTAAGGATGCTGATGATGTGGGCGCTCAAATTTTTGTGCCTGAAGCCGACGAAAAGCCAACCCCGGTATCGTTGACTAACGAATCATTTAAGCGTTTGGAAACGTACAAGGATGCTTATCGTTATGCGATGGACACGCTTCGAGATAAGTCAGACCCGGGTGGTTCGCCTGAAGCCCTTGAGGCGGTTAAGAATTTGTTTGGTGAAACCGATGAGTTGGTAGGGCACCCGTTCAACTTGATTAATAAGATGAACTACCTGATCGCGGACCCTGATCTTGATAAGCGTCAAACTCGCTATACGGTGGCACTTGAGGCTGACAGAGAGAAGTTGATCACTGCATGGAATGCTAAAAAGCATAGCGAAGAACGTGCTTACAAAGGCCCGAACTCAACAGATGCTGATGTGCTTTCTTCCAAGGTTAAGAAAAACAAGGACGGTGACACTGACGGCATGACCTTCAAAATGATGGTCAGAGCATGGAGCGAAGGCAACCAGGTGTGCCTAGATACTATGGACGTTGGTTTGCAAGACAAGTTTGAAGCCATCGCAGATAAAGCCGGTATTGAGCTTGGCGTAGAGATCCCGCCAAAACTGGCAGCGATGCTAAAGAATTTCCAGACTGAACAGTCACGCCCTCGCGGCAAGGTTGCTGGAAAGCCCGTTAAGTACACCAAGCAGATTATCTTTTGTGACATTCTCTCATGGCATAACAAGATCAAGCGTTTGCTAATGCAGCGTGCTGGCCTACGTGCTGATCAAATCGTTATTGTCACCGGCAAAAAGAATAACGCGCCTGAAGATATTCTTGATGTTCAGAATGAGTTCAATGCAGAGGATGGTAAGTACCGCGTTGTTATTGCGAACAAAAAGGCTGAGGTTGGCATTAACTTGCAGTTGGGTACTCAGGCTATTCACCATTTGACGATTGGCTGGACGCCGGATTCGCTGAAACAGCGTAATGGTCGCGGTGTGCGCCAAGGGAACTCAACTGGCAAGGTGAGTATTTATCACTATGACGCCAACGGTACATTCGATGAAGCTAAGCGCACCCTAGTGGCCAGCAAGGCGGATTGGATTGATAGCCTAATGGATGACAATGGTGGTGACCGCATTGAGATTTCAGGCGGTATGAGTCGTGAGAAAATGGAAGCCTTGATTGATGTGTTTGGCGACGATGATGGCGTGGCCAAAATGCAGGCGGCCATGGCTGAAAAAGAAGCGGAGGCGCGTATTAAGGCGTCTCGTGATAAGCAGCAAATTGCGATTGATACGATTGAAACTCAGAATGGTTTTTTAAGTCGTTACGGCGAAATGCAAGGCTGGATAGGCCGATACCTTGGTGACTACTTGACGCTGCGACAATCTATTTCAGATATCCGCAAACGTTTAGAAAAAACTAAATCTGCGAATCGTGCCGCTCAATTAGAAATGCGGATTGCTGAAACCCAAGCTTCTATGGAAGGTATTAAATCGCGTATTGAAGCCGCTGGTTCGATTCAAGAGGCCAGAGACTACAGTAAACAAGATTGGGATGATGTGTCTGTTGAAAGTGTCATTGCTTCCTTTACAAGTCGCGCCAAGCGCGGTGAGTCGAGCGGTGACCATTTGGCTAGACAGTTTGCCAACGGCAATATTTCTTACAAATACCTCCGCTTTATCTCTAACGATGACTCTGAATTACTGAACGAATGGATGAGTGAAGTGGATATGGCGAAAGAGCTACGCCAGAATGCTGTTGATGCTTATGAAGTTCGGGCTAAGGAAGATGGCCGGACACCGGCAGGGGCCGCTGTGGCTATCGCTGATGGTCGTGGCACGGTGTATGGCGACATACCATTGTTTGATGGTGTGCTAGTGACCTTGCCGCAGCGAACCAGCGACGATTTGTCTGTTGTTATCTATAAAGACAATAGGCTCTTTGGGTTGTGGAGTGGTGCAACTGCCATTCGTGGATTCACTCTCGGTAATATAATGACGAATTCCGATGCGCGCGTGGTTTATCCTGGCACCTCTGAATATGACGATTTGATTGCGGCGATGGCGGCTCATGATGATGAGTGGGCGACGAAAGGTGAAGTTGATAGCGTATTCACCGACCTTGTGCCTGAAGTCAGTGAGCTGCGCACAACCTCTACGCCTGTGGCTTATACTGATAGCCGATTCCATGGTGGTGCTCATTACTACTTGCCCGCCCCATACTTCCCGGTACCCATTAATTCAGATTTTAAAGGCACCTCTGACTTCTTAGATTCAATTATTGAGAAGCAAAGTGAAGTTATTATCCGTTGGGAGCGAACTAAATTCATTGTGCCTCAGGATCTCACTGTAAAAGAAAGCGAGTCAGTGCAGCCGCTGTCTGTATTTATTGCTTACGCGCAAGCAAATAATCTTAAGTTGAAAAACGTGGACTTTGGGCCGTTTAGATCAACAGTGGATAGTTATATTTCTTCGAAGATTGATAACGCCAATTTAAAAGAAATTCTCGCTGAAGCGGATCGCACGAAAGAGGCCATCATTGAAGCCGCTAAGCGGTTTATTCGTGAGACTGCTGACTGGTATGACGCTGAAGGCAACGAGTTTGACGCGCTGACTTATCAGGAATCACTTATTGATCGTGAAATTTCTTCGTTAAGTGATGGTGCGCCAAGCGAAGGTGAGCCAAGTGAGGTTACGGAAGATCTTAATGCTCTTGTATCTGTGACCGGTGAGACTCGTCGCTGGAAAGATGAGATTAAAGAGTACGCGCGTAAATACGAAGCCAGTGGCTATGCTAAATGGAATCGTCGCGAAGTTGCGTGGAAAATGAAGATCGGAGCGTTTAAGCTGTTAGAAAAGGAATTACCTCAGGCAGCCGCCCAACTTGAATACAAACTCGTTTAATGGAAATTACTATGTTTACTGAATTTCGATACGACAGTGATGGGATCAAGACGCTTGTAGCTGAAAATGCTGCAACAGTCCGTAGTGAACGTGGACTGTCAGACTACACAGGTTTTGCTATTAGCGTATTTCGTAAGCGCTTAAAGCAAAACGGTCCTATTCGCTATCTGGATTACGGCCCATATTGGTGGGCTGTTAAAGATGTGCTCAATCGAGCAGGTGAAGACCTTGGCAGTGATGATGATGCTGAATTACGTGAAGCCTATCGCGGCGAAACGGACGCAGAGACATTAGCTATGGCAGATCTATATCGTGAGCAATACTTGAAGACTCAGTTCCTGGGTTCTCGGCAAGTGGTGCTGACTGATACGGGTGAGCTATGGACCATCATGGATGATGACATGGAAGAGAAAGCGATGGCGTCCGCTTAGCACCTTTGAACCAACTACTAATTTATTAAAAATTAGTAGTTAATTAAAAAAACCGGCCTAGAGTCGGTTTTTTTACACCTATATTTCTTGTTTTTGTTGAAAGTGCGCAATATAGGTGTATATTTAAGAAATGAAGTGCAGCAATGTTTGCCGCTGAAAATTGAAATCATTAGCAGAGCTTGGAGAAAAAGAATGACGGATAGAATCGCCATTAATGGTCAAGGTGACTTTCTGAATCTTCTTAATAGTGATTTAGATAAGCTCGACATGGAGCAAGATGAAATGTTGACTCATATAATCAAAGCCTATTTTTCAAAATTTAGAGAGCGGAGCACTACAGGCAATGGAAATATAGATGTTGCCGATCTTCTTGAGGTTCGCAATTCTTTATTTGCTTCTTTGAATGATATTACAGCTTTGATCAATGAAGATTACGAGCAAAGAGCGAAAACCAAATATTAAAAAGGATGTTGAAATGCAGATTGCAACGATACACACAGACGATCATAAGGCGGTTGAGTTTTATAAATCTGCCCTGATTCACAATTGTGCTGAAAAAATGATATTCCTTATTGAGACAAAGGACATCCCGGAAGACGAAAGCTTTATCTTCTCTGATGGTGCCAAGCTGCAAGTTATCTATGGAGGCGGTGAGGATGTGCGCGGTGAAGAGATTGAATCATTCTTCTTCACCCATGAGTTGGCCGGTGCCTCAACGCTTGAGATTTATAAGAAAACAGAAGGTAAGTCGCAAATTGCAAGTTTTCTTAGAGATCTTGCCGAAAGGATTGAGTTTGGTGTGGTTGTAAGCGGAAATATTGATCAATATTTTGAGCTTGAAGATAAATGCGTTTCTATGGGAGAAGCAATACAAGAATACAGCGGCAAAAGAACGGTAAAGATAGATTTAACGTATCGAACACCGCTAGATGATATGCCTTTAATTTTACCAAAGACAAATGAAATAGGATGGACCCTAACATGAAAACTAATTCAATTGCTTGCGCCTCTGACGTGCTCAATCTGAATGATAAAATCGCCAACCGTGCTGCTGCTGACGCATGGCTAAATAGCCTAGTTGATAGCGGTTTATATTTTCACTTGGAAAGTGAACCAAGTGAAATCGTTAATGATTCATGTGAGCGATTTTTCACCGATGAAGAAGCTGAGCTGATATCGCAACGAGTAGATGAGCTATATGAACTGGACTGGTCTGATAGCGATGGTTGTCCTATTGGTTACATGCTTGATCGCATTCAGACTGTGATAACAACAGAGCAGAGAAATTTAAATACTTAAAACGGGTGAGTAATGACGGCAAGCGAGCAGTGTAAAGAGGCGGGTTTAAAAAGTCTCACCGAGTTATCTACAATCACAGGGAAGTCGGTTAGGACGCTACAGAATTGGCATAGGGATGATTCTAACTTTTTCAGCATAGTACTGTGTGGTGCCGTCATGATTAAAAAGGGTTTACTGGTGCCCCCTGCGGGCTTGGGTGGCAATCAATGAAAGTCTGCCTAGTTGTTGAAGCGTTGTAATTGATTGGAGTTAAGTATGGAAGAAGAATGGGGCGAAGAAGGAACGTGTGATATTTGCGGAGAAGAAGATGTTCAAGTGTGCTTGACAAATAACCCGTTTCTTCGCGATGTATATCCAGATAGTGATAATCCTGATGAATATTGGTGTCGCGAATGTTACGACGTAAGAGCAGGTGATATATGAAAGGCTTTGATTGTGACATGCCCAGTATTTTAAACGTCCCAACGTATGCAACCTTACTTGATTGTATTGGTGATGCTTTTGAAATGGATGCTGATATAGCAAAAATTGCGGTTGTTAAAATTAATGCTTTAGGCCCATTTGAACGTGGTGACTTTGAGGTTTGTGATGTGATCGCGATGATTGGCCATCTTTTTATTCATGACCTTATCCAGCGAGACCTTAAGGAAAGGGTTGCTGCCTATGGTGGCTCTGTATTTTATGACCACTACTTTTCTCGAAAAACTGAAGTGCAGCCAGAGCTATTTTAGTTGGTGTCGTAGGAAAGGCTTTAAAAGCTCAAAGAGATTATTCGCATGGTGATTGCTCCGGACAGGGCCAGCAGAAATGCACAACCCACGGTGGTACCCCGTGGCCGATGAGTAGTCGCCAGCCGAATGATTTAGCGAAGGAGTGAACAGCGTGGAAGATGAAAAAATCATTGCTCTTCTCGATACCAAAATAGGGGAGGAGCCGGACTTTGTAACGCCTATTCCTATTAGTGTTTTCAATAATGCAGCGAGTATTGAACAGCGAGTGAATAGAGCGCGCGACCGAGTTGACCAGCAACGATCAATAGCGAGAAAGTCTGATGAGTGAAGTGAATGAAGTTGAACGTATTGTTATGCATGAATGTTTAGAGGCTGTAGCAAGCGAGTGTGAGACAGAGACAGAGTATGACGGCCAAATGCTAACGCACTGTTTCTATTGTGGATCATGGCTCGATGAAAATGATCATGAAGACGATTGTTTGCATATTAAAGCTAAGAAAATATTAAACGCATAACCCACGGCTTAGCCGTTTGTTATACGGCTGCTGATACGGAGTAAATATAGTGACAGAGAAAAGAATTGTAAAAGGTAGCGAGTTGGAGCTTGGAATGACCGTTCAACGACTATTGAATGGTTCACCTATTCATCATCCAATGATTATTTTTTCTGACGGCCCATATTACAAAAATCCTCTGTACATAGAGGATGATTTTGAGGTGCTGATTGATAACGCCGTATAACCCTCGATTGTATTCACGAACGGAGATTCACATGGAAAGAACTTATACGGTTTACAAAGGCGAACAGAACGGGAAGCTTGTTTATATCGGGACTACGATTCAAGAGCCAAGCGCGCGGTTTAGATGGCACAAGGCAAACGGTAAGCCTTTGCAATTTACAGTGCTTTCTCAATTCGACAATGCTGATGCTATGCTTGATGAGGAATACCGACTGATTAAACAGCACAGACCAAAGATGAATAAAATAACGCACCGGAAGCAAAACCTAAATGTTGCGCTAACGCAAGAAGAACTGGACGCTCGAAAAGGCGACAAGCAGTGGTGTCAATGCTGTCTGAAGCGCAGAGTGAGCAAAGGCTATTCTCTATGTATGCGGTGCGGATGAGCGAATATAACCCGGCGCTTACGTGCCGAAGGTCAATTACAGCGTCTTGTTATTTACCATAGGTGATTTATGACAACTGTTCTGGTTACTGATGGACGCAGCATAGATGATATTTCAGAGCTGCTTTCAGAATTAGACGATATAGAGGTTCGAGAGGCGAGCCGACACGACTTGAAGTTGATTTGCCGCGAGTTCGGACATGAGTACTTCAGGGTTCCAACTCTTCGTATAGAACCTTTGAAAAATAACGAAACATGGCGCGGCAGTGGAAAGCGCCGAAAGCCTATGTGTAAATAACATGCCTGAACGTGTGCCGAAGGTCACACGATTTGGGGTGTTATAATCAGCCCCGATAGCTACCTTCCTATCCCTGCCTCCATAAGTCCGCCATACCGGAAAAACCCCGCTAATCAATGCCGCCGCACCTCTACTATGGTGTCTAAATACTGCGGCATGTTTTGACATGAAGAAACAGAGAAGCAGCTTTTGGGGTTTTGGAAAGCCATCCCAAAAAGCTACAGAAACATTCAAGGCTGCCGAAAGTGGCGGCATGAAGGATATGAATCAGAGTCAAGCTATGACTCTGGGCGCTATGCCTTCGTCTATAACCTCACTTCTTAGATCAGGTCGTCGCGAGGCGCGAGACCGTATTACGATCTATGACAAGTGGTCAGAAATGGAGAGCAACCCATTTGTGAGCACGGCACTTTGGCTGCAAACTACAGCAGCCCTTGGTGGTCATGAGAGCACAGGCCAGCTTGTTTTTATTGAGCAGAATGGTACTGAACAAGATAAGCAAAAGCTGAAAATAGTCGATGACATCGTTGATTCACTTTCCGATATGCTTAACTCCGTAGCGTTCCCTATGTGCTACAACGGCGCAGCCTTCGGTGATGCGTTTGCTCGTATCTACTCTGAAGACAAAGTAGGTGTAACGGACATCTACACGGAAGAGCTTGTGCGTGCCAGCCTGGTTCAACCCTTCGAGCAAGGGTCTAGGACTGTCGGTTATGCCTTGACGACGGGTAACGATCAATTTGAGCGATTAAACATTGCTCAAATGGCCCGTATGAAGATGCCGCGCGTGACGTGGGTGCCTCAGATGGGTGTCTTTGAAAAATCCCTTCTCGACAATTTAACGAATGACGATGTGAGCGATCATCAATTAACACCGTCTTCGGTTGGTGGTTCGTTTTTGTATGCAGCGGAAGAATCTTACGATCACCTAAATTCGTCCATGGCTGGTATTGTTGGTCAGCGTTGGCTTGATAGTATTGATGAGCAGATTATCACTATCAATATGTCGGACATGACTGACGATCAACAAAAAAAGTACAGTAAGTCTGCGCTAGCAATGTTTCAGCGTTCGAAGCAGATTGCAGAAGACGCTGTTAAAAACGGAAGACCATTTCTGGAGCGCATCAAACACATCATCCCTGTCTGGTCGGAAAAGCAAGTCCAGAACGTTTCTGCCATGAACGGCGGTCAATCTGGTCGTAATGGAACGATAAGTATTGAAGATGTAATGCTTCACGCTAGATCTTTAGCTGGTGCTCTAGGTACCGACTTGTCGATGATTGGTTTTGCCGATCAATTATCCGGCGGCCTTGGTGATGGTGGTTTTTTTAGAATTAGCACTCAAAGTGCTGAACGTTCACGTATCGCACGAATTGCGCTTACTAATTGTTTTAATCAAATCATTGATATTCACACCATGAAAAAGTTCGGAGTGGTGTTTTCACCTTCTGAACGCCCTTGGAAAATTACTTTTTATAGCACTATTTCTGCTTTGGCTGCTGAGCAAGCCCGCACCCAATTGGATTCAGCCAACGGTAGCTTAGTAATTCTACAGGCAATCCAGCAATTAAAAGACAACGGCGCAGATGAAAATACCGCCGTTGCATTTATGCGTGATGAACTGCAAATAGATGAAGACAAAGCTAAAATCTACGCTGCGATGGTTAAAAAGCCAGAGGGTGAGGGTAACGAAGTAGGAGGCGGCTTTTAATGTCTCTCTTCAATAACGTTTCAGCGGCGACAATGCAGGCTATTAAAGAGCAGGCACCCAGATTACTGTCTGATGCTGGCGAACGTTACCTCCCACCTCACCTAAGAGCGCCACTTGAAGAAATTGTGTCACTGTATGAGAGCGGCTTTGCACTTGATGAGGTGAAGCAAGCCGGTGTGAGAGCGTTAGTGAATAATGGGCAGTCTCGTGCCGTTAGAGAAATCTACCTAAATTCTAAAAACCCATTGCTGGGTGGTGTCACTCCATTGGCCGCCATCGATTATATGTCCTCATCGCCACGCCGCGCTCAGGCGAATTTATTTTTAGTGGCCGTGTCGCCAATTGATTCTAAAGCCGCGAACCAATCCGAAGCATTCAATATGATGGTGCGATCCTTGGATTACTCACCGTTTACCATAAGTGGTGATTACCATCGCGTAGGTGGTGCTCTGGTTGACGGTATTACGGGCAACGAAGCGGTTGAATTAAACATGACCACCATGGATGACGAATCGGGCACATTAAAGCGCTGGTTTGCACAAATGCTAGCACGAGTGTCAGCGTCTGATGGCACAGTTGGGGTGCCTGCGAGTTATGGAATAAAGATTGAAGTAACTCATGCTTTTGGCGGTGGGGATATTCCTGAGGCCGCGTATAAAGATAAAGGGCTATTTCGAGCTGGCAACCTGTCTATGTCGCTATCTCGTGGGGAAAATGCGCTTGAAGATCTTCAGATGACGTTCAACCAACTTGATACATTCTGGGGCTGATGATGTTAAAGCATGATGAAAGTGGCTTTTTAGTCGGCCAGTCAATGGATCTTGGTGGCGAGGCTAATTTACTGCAGGCAATTCACGGTGATGTGCGAGCTATTCGAAACGCCCTAACAGGTAATGCGACCAGGGAAAGACGAACTCGAAAAATATCGACAGCGTCGTCAATAAATTCTGATTTAGAGCGCTCACCGTCGACCACTACTAGAAATAGTGTCGTTAGCTTACCAAAGTCGAAGATTTCTGCCGTCTCGGTACCTTCTATTGTTTCTGAACCGGGAGAAGCTAAAGCGCCGTTGAACTCAATGGTAACTCCGACAGCTTCGCCTGTTGCTATACCAAAACAGATAGCCCCGCCCGTAGGCAACACCGGTAAACGAGATGCAAATGGACGATTTGTTTCACGCGGGAGTAATGGAGCCTCTAGTGACGAAAATGAAGATGGAAGCGAGAACACTAGAATATCGGGAGCGCTTCGATTCCTTGGTGAGAACATTGAGTCCATATCAAATATAAACGCTGAAGGCGCTGACCCGATGGTCAAAGCGTACAACGAAATAGCTCAGCCGGTATCTGGTTTGGTGGGTGGCCTTAACTCTCTGTCTGGAATGGCTGATGGCGAAGGACGTTTTTATACGCGCTGGTTTCGTAAAATCACCGGATTGATGATTCGTTCAAAGAAAGCGGATGAAGAGTCATCAAAAATCACAAACGACTTGCTTGAAGACATCAAAGATAAATCAACAGCGTCAGGTGCGAGCGACTCTAAGACATCCAATTTACCAAATATTATACCGTCAGTACTTTTACCTTTGATGAAAAAAGGGTCAGGGCTTTTCAAGCTATTAAAAAAGATCCCTGTATTGGGCGCGCTTCTTGGTTCGGGCGCGGCTCTAATGAGTATATTTGACTCTGAAAATAATCATGATCTGAGTCGTCGCGAAAAAGATGCTAGTGCTGGTAAGGCTGTTGGTGGAATCGGAGGAATGTTTACAGGTATGGCGACGGGCGCGCTGCTAGGGACAGTGATAGGGCCAATAGGTACAGTCATTGGCGGTATATTAGGTGCTTTCTTAGGTGACTCCGCTGGTCAAATCATTGGCGAAAAAGTGGGGCTGTGGGTTAATGACTTGCGCGCCTACGACATCCCCGGCAAGGTTGTTGCTGTCTGGAAAAAAGTGACCGATCCAATAATGTCCGTCGCGTCGGGTATCGCCTCATGGTGGGGTGAGAACGTTCCTTCTTTGGCTGTCATGAAAGACGGCGTCGGTGGGTTTTTATCTGATAAATTAGGAATCAATCTGCCCTCGGTTTCTGAGCTTCAAAATACTGCGGCGTCTGCAATTAGTGATACGGTTGTTGGTAAAGCCGCATACAACCTGTTTGGCTTAGGCTCTCCGACTGTTAGCAATCAGCAAAACGGAGTTGTTAACGTCGTTAAAAACATTCCTTCGTTGCCGGCAATGGCTCCAGTTAAGCCTCCATCGCCAGCCCCTGACACCTCAAGCCCGAAACAAGTAAATACAGCGAAGGCTACCATCAAAGCCGTTGTGGCTCCGTCAGATGCGGGGCAGGATGTGCGTGATCGTCAAATCTCACACATTGCAACTGGCGGAATGAATTGATTTAAAGTCGTCTTAATATCCGAACGTAAAACCCCGGCACAAAGCGAACTCTTCTGCAGCTCGACTTAAAACGCTTTTACCTGTTACCCTCACGACGCTTACAGCGTTAGACAGGGATGATTGGACGAATAGCCGGAAAATTTCGCTCTAAATTTTGTTCTCATTGCTGATATATTAAAGGAATCGGTTCTATCAAGGAGAACTCTGTGAAGTTATTTATCTCGGCCATGTTGGCCTCTTTTTTGTGCGCTTGCACCGTCATGGATAATGCCGTTACCCATATGGGGTATGGCCCTCAGTCTGATATACAGAATGATTGCAAGTTGGCAGCTTTAGAAGATAACTGCATGAGGGAGAAGCTAAGGTTGTTCGCGCGCAAAGGGGTTGTTGGGGCGTATGAATCGGAAGGCGAAGATGCGGCAGGAGACTACTGCAGCACGAAATATCAATCGGAATATGGTGGTTACGGACGATCTCGCGGACGAAAACTGATAGACCTTTACCCAGTTTCTGCATGTGAAGCAATAGCAACGCAGATTATTAGCGAGCAGAATGAAAAACGTGATCAAGCAGAAGCTCAAAGAAAAAAAGAGGAAGAGCGGCTAGCAAGAATTGCCAAGCAGGAAGAGCAAGAGAGCCTTGCGCAAGAGCAAGACAATGCGAGAATGGCGGCAATTGTCGATAAGGCCCGATCTTTAGTGTCAGCGGCGGATGCGCAAGAGATTGCGATACATGTTGAAGCCTATTATAAATACCGATGGTATTCACGGCTTTACGATGAAGAAGTGACTTGCTGGAATAGAGCAAAAACAAAACAAGCGGTGGCAAAGTGCGGAATTTTTGCTTATTCAGGAGCGCTGGCTGCCGGTATGCTCAGTAACGGTGAGTTGCCGGCCATACACTATATGCCGAACAGTTCTGGCCCGAGAATACTAGAAAAAACAAGTGCCAGACTATCAATAACGGAGGAGCAAGCGCGGGTCTTTATCCGTGATTACGTGATCCCTCATCAAGATTTAATCATTGCTAGCATGATTTAAATGGAAAAAGCCAAAGCTTGGTATGGTCATACCAAGCCACCAATTTTCGACAGTCCCTCAATGAAAGCTGATTGACTTTCTCAAAATACACCGATAGAGTCATTTATACGAGGCGTGAGAACCTTAATATAAGCGGACATCCGCACCCGACAGCATTGCGGTTTTTTTGTGCCTAAAAAATGGATGGATTTGAACTCCAGTCATTTAATAAGGTACAGCCCCTGCCAGTTTATGGCCGGGAGTCTTGCCGAATAAAAGACCCGAAAGGGGAATAGGCAGGGCGGTCTCTTATAGCCGTTCTCACCCTCCCGGCCGCCCAGCAGGGCGATTTTCTGTGAGAAGAAATATAAGGAGGCCATCATGGTCGCTCAATCCACTGTTACTAAGCTCTCAGTTGAGCTTGTGCGCAAACCTGCTACCTCTGCGCTTAAGTTTAAAAACCGCAAGAGAATCCCGTTCCACCGTCTTCCATTCGTTGATGCTGTACTAGGAAAAATCGGCCTGTCCTTCTGGGCGGTGCCAAAGACGGGTAATTACTTCGGCGGTTTTGAGACCGGCAATAATCTGGCTCGCATTTATCTGAAATACCTTCGAGAGAATGGCTCTAGTGGCGGTGGAACTCTTCCGTGTATGGTGTTGGATATGTTCGACTGCGAAAACACCGACGACCCATCCATGAGCGCTTTGCGCGGGCAGGTGGTCGGCTTCTTCTCGGAGCTTGAATCTTGGGTTGCAATAGCATCACGTCACTCTGGTGATAGTTTGGATCATCTGAGCAATACGCGATTACTCGAAGTGGCTAATAACGGTCTAAATTTCGATAACGAGTCGTATTTCACTGCTCAATCAGACGAAGATGAGAAGGAGTGAGCCATGAACAGCATTGTTAACCTAAACAACACCGGTTGCCCAGTCACTACCTCACTAGCCATTGCCGAAGGCGTGGGAAACCCGCACAAGTCCGTTATCCAACTGATCCGCCAGAACACCAGCGATATGGAGGAATTTGGCCCACTCGCATTTGAAATGCGGAAGGGTGAAGCCCTGCCACAGGGCGGTTTTGCCAAGTCAACCGAATACGCCATACTCAACGAACAGCAATCCACCCTTTTGCTCACATATATGCGCAACAACGACGTGGTGCGCGAGTTCAAAAAGCGACTAGTCAAAGCCTTCTTTGAGCTAGCCCAGCAGCGGCAATCTCCGGCAGTTAATAATCTGTCCCGTCTAGATATACTGCAGATGGCGATTCAGTCCGAAGAAGAGCGATTGCGTCTGGAGTATGAAAAACGCCAATTAGAACACCAACTGGAAGAGGAAGCGCCACTTGTAGCTTTCGCCAAACAAGTGGAAATAGCCCCAGACGCAATTAGCGTTGCGCAAGCCGCAAAGGTACTAGGTACCGGCCAACGTCGCTTGTTCGATTTCCTTCGCCAAATTGGCTGGGTTTCGCGGCGCAACGAGCCATACCAGACCAAGATTGAAGCTGGTTACTTAAACGTTAAATTGGGAAGCTTTCATCACCCTAGTCACGGCCTGCAACAGTCAGTCACTGCACTGGTGACCGGAAAGGGGCTGACCAAGCTTCAGAAGCTATGGGTGCAGCGCCATAAGGAGAGCGCAGCATAACTAAACCGTCTGAGATCAGCCTAAGTGTAGCTACGGGGAATTTCCGGGACATTGCGACTGGCGGTATGAATTAAATTAATCGGAAAGCCTGAAAAAAAAAGTACTCTTTCAGTGCGAATATTCATGTGATCAATCATGAGTGATGAGCATGAAAACCGAAATTATTACTTACAACCTTCAAGACCGTGGCCGTCAATTTCGTGGTTCGCCTCGCAATTTCGATATTAAGAAAATTGCGGAGAGCATTAATTCCTCGGCAATGCAAGAGCGCGTTAAAAATCGCGACCTTCTGGGTTACTACGGCCATTGGCCACGCAAACAATTTGGCATAGAGCCAACCGAGGGAGGTCTCGCCAAAGGCCGCCCTTCAATTGTCGAGCCTGCTATTTGTACGACGATGCTTGAAGCCGATGAGAATGGAACCATTCGCCATCAAGCTGAGTTTCTACAGACTGATGCTGGAAAGGTTGCGGCAAAGCTTTATGAAAGTCGTACCGGTGGGTTTTCGTCAGCCATTAGTGATCGCCTCGGTGTTTTTCACGGCTTTGATTATGTTCTTGAACCAAACTTCACCCACAACCGAGGCTATGCGTTGGATTCTGTCGATGACATGACAGAAGACGACATGATGGCCGCGATGATTGAAGAGCAGCTGCACGGAATGCAACTGGTACTAGATTCAGTAGAGCAACGCGCAGAAATTGAACGTCAAACCGCTGAGTTAGCTGCGCAGACATTAGCGGCAGTGCAAGCTGAGAATGCCGAACTGTATTCTATGTTGGTAAAAGCCGGTGTTAGCTTTGATTCGGTCAATGCCAGTGCTCAAGCCCCCTCAATGCTATCTGTAGATGCGACTGATAAATTCATGTTGGATTGCGCTAATTTTGATACTGAGCTGCTTCACTTTCGCAAAGTAGATAAAGAAGACCAGCCGAAAAGGAAGCAACGCACGGCAGGCAACTTCTTTAATTGGGGTTGATCATGGTGGATAAGTTTCTACAGCCGCTACAGCAAGGATTTGGTGAATATCTTGGTGAATTTTATGCCGGAATTTTGCCCCTCACAAAACAGATTGAAGAGTTTTCTAAGCGCGGGCAGGAATCCGCAATGGGCTGGGCTAGCGGTCGAATGGTCGACGACGCTGAAAAAATGTTAGCGCAGTGGGGTGAAGACTCAGGGGATGGATCGACACCAGGTACTCGGTTGCCTGCCATCCTAGTTGCACTGGATGGCGACATGGTTCTAACCGGTCGCGATTACATTCGTCAAGTGAGTGATCCGATATATGTGCGTTTGTCTGATGAAGATGCTCGAATATTTAAGCTGCGGACAATAACAAACGATCAGCGTGCCCAGGTGGTCATCGCTGCACACGATATGACAACCGCAAAAGCAATTGCGGGTCAGTTGCTGCTTTTTATGGATTCCAAGCGTCGTTTTAATTCAGTGCATTCTTTTGCCGGTCATGACCTGAATTTTGAAGTGTTGATTGAAACGCCTGACTCACCCGCTTCTAAAATTGAAACAGAAAGCAAGAACCTAACGTTACTTGCCGTAGATCTCGCATTAAAAGCGACCATTCCACTGTTTAGCGCCCCTGCCGAAGGCGAGCCTAACGACGGCTCCGGGCTAACACCTCCGGGCTATCCCGTTGTGCTTGAAGTTGCTGATGCTAATTCACCACCACCTCAGATATTGGGTTAAGCACATGAATGAGAATAAGAATTTAAAGATACAAACCAATATTGTTGGTTTTGGTGGTAAGCCTGTAAGCCTGCTGAGCCTCTATATCCCAAGTACGGGTGCTCTAATGGTTTCCGAATTAAAGCGACACTCTAAAGAACGTTTAATTGATTCTATTGATGTATTGATAACGAACGAACAAGGGGAAAATCACGATTCTTTTTTTAATGAAGATGATTTTCAAGAGGCTATCTCTGCGTATTTTTATTTAGCGGGTAAGACCTTTGGTGATGCTGCTTCATCATGCTTGCAGTTCCACAAAAAAGTTAATAACGGCTGCAACCCTGATAGTTATATCGAACAGGATGGCATGGACGTAAACGGTTGGCGTTATCGAGTACAGGAAATTCCAAGCAGCGCAGTCGCGGTGCTTGCAACTGCAATGTACGTACGAAAATCACAGAATATAAGCAGAACCGTTGATTTTGCTGAAGAAATGGCAGCCTTAGTTAATGACGGTTTTGGAGTAACTATTTAATGAATGCAGATCAGAACTTAGAAGCTGAAGCTGAGCTTCAAGAGCGTATGCGAGTGTTGGAAATTGAACGTATTCAGCGTCAAGTCGCGCAAATGCCAGTTGGTTTCTCTGGCGACTGTGAAAGCTGTGGCTTTGAGTCTAAACGCTTGGTCGGAGGTGAGTGCGCTCCTTGTCGAGACATTAAAGAAAAGAGAGGGTTTCGACGTGGATAACAACCCTCAGGCCGCTAGGGATTTTTACTCTCGTGTTCGAAAGTTGTGCGCGGGAGCCACTGTTGTTACTGAGGGGGTTGTTTTTCACCAAGTTACACCTGATGAGGCTTATGACTTAAGCCTTGTCTCTGAGCGTGTGTATGGGCGTCGTGATGAATATTTAGCAGTAATGGCGGCGGCGGGTATCGATACACCGGAAACACCACTCGCTCAAGCTGTTATTGCACTGCCTACGCCTGCGAGTCTTTTGGAGTTAAAACGAGCTTCTGGCTTTGAATCAATTGCCGAATTTAGAGATAACGGCTCACCTACGTGGATTAACCAGTAATGGTTGGTAAGGTTCGCGGACACGTTGCAGACGCGCAACGACTTGAAAGAGAAGAGAGATCACAAAGAAAAGCGGTTGATCAGAATTCGAGTAATCGTCTTTTATCAAAGCGTGAACTTCAGGGTGAGTGGGATGCTTCACGCGTTCTTTATACAACGCTGAACGGCGAATTAAGAACAATTACGGCGTCTGATTTAGATGCCTTTCGCAAGAACATGGAGGTTGCGCAAAAGTCGTTTAAGGGTGGCGGTATCACTGCACGTCAGGTACTCGATCTTGCAGCATCAAAACCACTTAAATACAAAAACCCTCAAAAAGAGAACGCTATTAGCGACCTCGACAAGGCGAAAAGGGAAATTAAGACGGCGATCGCTGCGTCAGCCAAAAATAATGATATTCGCTTTATCACGTCAGCCGGTACGGGATCAAAAGTAACACGTCACTACGTGACTATCCGAATGAACGGTATGGATGGCGCTATTCGCCAGCTTTCGCTGATTAAATCAGGTGATAAGGCAGAATTAAAAAAGGTGGCACGCTGGCTCAGAAAGCAAAAGCTAGCATTTGACTGTGACTGTGAACGCCACAAGTACTTTTTTCGCTACGTTGCCACGATTGGTGGATTTGCAGCGGGCAGGCCAGAGACTGCCTACCCGAAAATAACGAACCCGAAGCTACAGGGTGTTGCTTGTAAGCATGTGCTACGTGCGATGAATGAATTTGATTCATCGACCGTGGTTCTTAGTTTTATTGAGCGTTTATTGGCTGGTGTGCATTCCAGTAAAAACAACCGTGCAAATGTTCGCCTAAGTGAAGCTGAAGCGAAGAAACAGCAGAAGGCACGGAAGCGAGTTATTAAAACCAGTGACGACCGCAAAGAAGAAGCTAGACGACGACGAAGCATCAATGCAGCTCATCGCGCAGTAAAACAAGCGGAACGCCTACAGGGGCGTCAGCCAGCGGCCACGAAGCGATACAAGGAAGCGCTTGAGCGTGGCGAACTGACGACAGATGACCTAATTGCAATGCTCGTTAATAACGGCATTAATCCGGGGAAATAAATAAGACATGCTTAATAATATCCCGCAAGGCGTTATTAGAAATCTGCGTAACGTTATTACCAAGCACCCAAACACTTTTGAATGTCAGGTAATTCGAAAGGAAGTCGTTCGCTCTGGCGCGGGCGAGCTTGGTGGAATGAGAGTTCTAAGCTCCGAAGATGAGCATGATACTCAATACTCCTCCGTGGGCGTTGGTTACGCATTGCCGTCAGATCAGTTTCAGGGTGGTGGTTTGTACGATAGCGGCGATGCTGTTTATGGCGATGAACAAGAATATAGTTTTTTAATTGAGCCTGATGCGGCATCTGGACAAGAGGGGCATTGGTCCCCTCAGAAACGCGACATTATGTACATCGTAATTAGCGATACAGTAAAAGTGGCTTATGAATTAGTTGGCCATCGTACACCGCTTAACATGGCACCATTTCCCGTGGTTTGGATTGCTAATAGAGTCAGTGAAATGGACGTGCTAGGCACAGATCCTGTTGATGATTTACCTAGCGCAAGCTTTGGGGGGTTATCTCAATTTGAAACTGAAATAACACCTGCGCTACCCGGTGAATTTAGTCATGATTTAGGTTTTACTGTAACTCCGCTATCGTTTGTTTTGGATATTCCAGATGAGGGCGGAACAACATATTCAAAAGCTGCCGGGGTTGATGTGGTAGGAATTGAAGAACCTGTTTATTTTGAAGTTAAGAATACCCCCATTCCTGGCAACATCTTAACTGCTGGAACAGATGTGGCATCGATCATTCTATTGTTCGGGATGACACCAGCCGATTTTGCTTCTCTAATGATTGCTCCTTCACCTGTTGATAACCCACAGTCTCTGGGGTTGTTCTTGCTTGCAGCGAATGCTTATTCAGATATTTATACTCAAGCTGTAGTAATTGATCCGGCAACAAATTCAAATAGCGGCTGTAATTTTTATGAAGGTATCAATGGCCGAGTTGGAATTAGTTACAACCCTGAGACACTTGAGCTATCGATGTCTTATTTCCCAGAGGTGGTTAATGCATTTTCAGATGGTAAAGAGATAGTTGGACCGTTTACGGTAACCCTGCCTTTTGAAGCAGGAAGAATTCCAATATCCGGACTTGTGCTTGGAGAAATATTAGACAATTTCTCTATTGAGTTGGTTGTGAATCAAAATGAATTTGAAGGAGCTATTCCTGCTGGGTTCGCCGCGCTTGGTGATACCACCTACGGAACAGACACCTATTCATTACCTGATGGACTTGGATTGGAATAGAAATACATTTTAGTTTTAGGAATAGATTATGGGCACGGTCGTAGATCTTGATAACAGCACTACTGTCGCGGTAGTTGGTTCGGATAATATTACTCTTGCTGAAGAGTACACTCATCACAAAATCACAGTACGCGGCCCATCCGGTATTCATATTGCGTTTAAGCCCTTTGGTGCGGATGACTATGATGACAGCGCAGGCGAAATTGAAGAAAACGGATCAGAGCTTTTCTTTGTTGGCCCGTCAATAGAACTTGAAGTGACCACCGTCGTACCAGGTGCGAACGTCACCGTCATGATTTTAAGCTGGTGATAAATTTATGAAAATTGGTGGGAAGGTTCAGAGAATTCAGCCATGTGCGATTAAGCAGCATAGAAAGGGCGGCTATAAGGTTTTGCCGCCTGTACTAGTTTTGGCCTCCCAAACTCTACCGCAGCCTTTAATTACGAAAATTTATAGTCACGTCAGTGCAGTATCAGGTCTGGATGTCGGTAAAACAATATCAAGCGGTAATGGACTTATCGTTAAGGCGCAAGATCCTCAGGTCGGCAGTGTGATTTTTATTAATGCGGCGACCGCAATTTATAACAACGGAAGTGGACGTGGATCAGTCACGATAACTGCCTCTGATGGTTTTAAGTTAGTCACTACTGAAATACAACCAACAATTATCAAGCTAGGAGATTAGCAAATGTTTGCACAAGTTTATTTTGATGGCGTTACAAGTGGCGCATTATCGTATGAAGATATGATGGACGATATCGTGGCACTTATGACGGGAGAGACTGACGTTAATAATCTTTCTGTGGCTACGTTAGGAGATTCTGGACATATCAATACAACACTTCCAGCGGGATGGGCACTGGAGAGTAAAGATTCCACGACCACCGCTGGATATATTTACTATATTTTGAGTGCGTTAGTAGAAGGTTCAAGCACTCGAAAGAAATTCATTATGATTTATTTGCAATTAAGCAATGGACGATATTATTTTAGTAGTGGTGATGCTGTTAGTACGGCAAGCCCTACAACTAGGCTCTATTTTACCTTGACTGAAAAGGTAGTCCCACCAATCACAAATTCTGGAGATCAATACTTATCCCAGACATCAGCTTATTATGTTTACCTTCAATGCCAGCGAGAAGGTTATATGATGATGTTCGGAGAAGGTGCCCGGTACACTTTTAGCTCATTTGAGCGTGAGCGGAATAGTGACTACCCAGGTGATTTGCCTGACTCAGATATGCCATGCATGGCACTGTTTAGGGGGCCAGCTAATACCTTCAATAACTACCATAATAACTACCCAGTCCCTAACCCTTATACCGACGATCCAGATTCTTTTCTTACTGTATATTCATCAGGGGAGTTTACCACAGGGTCACCAACCATCGGTCTAGTGAGTGCGTATCACAATTGGTTTGTTTCTAATGGAGCTGCACCTGCTTTGAGAGTAGAGCAAAGTGACGGATCAACTCCGATGATATTCACACAGCCTCTGATGGTGAGTGGGCGCGTTATTCTCGGTAAATTGTTACCTAATTTTAAAGTGTATAGATACCAACCCGACAACACTATTAGTAACATCCCCGGCCAAGAAGTCGTCTTGCAAGATAGCGGAGGTGAGACTCTTGGAGTTTACTGTGTGTTTGCACCGCAATGGGGGGTGACTACGGCGACACCATTTCTGGTCGAAAAGAGATAATCGAGTAAAATTTAGCTCTCACCTCCATATCTCTGGGCTTTCTACTCCATAGGAAACCCAGAGAAAGACCTTGCTGTATCACCAATATAATCAGTGGAAGATTTTGATTTTATAGGAATGCAGCATGGCTTCTGTCACTGGTTTAAACCAAAGCGCACCACCAACTTCTGTCATTGGCTCTGGTGAAATTGACCTAGTTGAATCGTATACCCACCACAAAATCACCGTGCGCGGCTCCTCGGCTATTAATATCAAGTTTATGCCCCATGGTCAGGAAGACTACGACGAATGGTCTGACGAAAGCGAAGGCTTGATTGCTCAGAACAGTTCTGATGTTTTCTTAACGGGTCCCGCTAAAAAAATGAGCGTCACTACTGCAGTGCCGGGCGAAACAGTTCAAGTAAAGGTGTTGAGCTGGTGAGTATGAGGCTACCAGTCAGGCAGGGAGGCCGCCTACCTTCTCATGCGAAGGAGAAACGCCTTGCTGAGATGATTAGGCGCAGTGTGTTTGAGCTTAACGGCACTCAATGGGGTGGGTTGAGTGAGCGGGTTGTACTGGATGGTGATGTTGAGATCGAGTGGTTTGGTACGTGGCCTTCTGTGACAGGTGGTTGGTTTTTTGCGGATACTTCTGACGATGATGAAAACGAATCGCGGTTCCTAACGAACGGCGGCGCTATTTCGGGTTTTGGATTTCCGTCCGCAACTGCACTATCTACAATTCCAGCCGCATCGGTAATTCATCGTTATCAGTATATAAGAACCGGTAATTCTGTTGGTTTCTATGTCAACGGTAATTTGCTAGCAACTACGAGTTATAGCGGACAGCTATCGTTTAATTCGTTGTTTACTAAATGGGCGTCGTCGAGCGGTATACCTAAATTTTCTGGTATTTTTTATGATCTCAAAATCTGGACTAACGGCGACCGGAATACCGGTGATTTAATCGACATTCCATTTAACGAGCGCGACACGGATTATCAGCGTGATTTAACGTCAACAATTACAGACAAAAACGACCCAAATTGGCGCGGCGTCATACTGCAAAACGCACGGCCTGAAGACTGGACGCAGGTTGAGAGAAAGCGGTGGTGGAATTATTGGTTGGATGGTGGCTCTCAAGCAGAAACCCGCTGGTTTAGAAAAAATAGATTGCTATCCGGATATAAATTTCCTTTAACAGAAATCGGCGGCGATTTTGAGATGACGTTCGATGCGACATTGCCGCTACCCTCGTCGAACGGGGGTTATATTTTTGCGACGAATGAGTTAGTAGAAGATAGATTTTTAATCGACAACGACAGAGTTGTGCGTGATGATCTTGGACTAGCCGCGGTTGGCACTATGAGCGGCGGATCAATCCCTCAAAGTTTATATATCGCAAATTTGCTCTATAATTTTAAGATTTCGCGCATCGGGAATAATATTGAGTTTAAAATTAATAATATATTTACTGCA